TGATAAATATGATACAGATAAAAAAACTAATTTTCATAACTATACGAGACAATATAATGAGTTACTTAAGAATTATAGAGATAAACCTATTAAATTATTAGAAATAGGCGTATATAACGGTGGAAGTATTAGAGCATTTAGAGAAAGTTTTAAAAATTCCACTTGTATTATAGGTTTAGATATTAGGGAAGCATGCAAATCATACGAAGATAGTAATAATAATATTTATGTTGAAATTGGAGATGCTACAAATGAATCATTTATTAAATATATAACAGATAAATATGGCACATTTGATATAGTTGTAGATGATGGGTCGCACGTTAATAGAGATGTTTTTAAATCATTTGAATTATTATTTCCTTTATTGAATGACGATGGATTATATATCGTTGAGGATACTGTTTGTTATAAAAGCGATGTTCATTTGGATGGAAATTTTGAAAATCATTTAGATTATTTTAGTAAATACACTAAATATCTAAATCAATGGAGACACGATTCTACTGAAGGAATAAAAGACTTCTGTATAGACCCATTTAAAATTCAAAAGAAAACATCAAATGTATTTGAATATTCTATTGATAAAATTGAATATGGTTGTTCATATATAGGAATTCATAAAAAAATAAGAAAACATTGGATTCCATAGTGGATATTTAAGGATAAGAATAATATTTATATATGATTAAGAATGATTATTGACGAATATCTCAAATATCGTGATGAGTATCGTAATAAGTATGGTGATAATACAATAATATTAATGCAAATAGGTTCTTTTTATGAGGCATATTCCATAATTGAAAATTGTCCCTATTTATATAAGATTGGAGACATATGTAATATGCAAATATCGAGGAAAAATAAGTCAATTAAGGAGATTTCTAAGAATAATCCTCTAATGGCTGGATTTCCCACACATGCATTGGATAAGTTTTTACAAATCTTACTTCAAAATAATTATACCATAGTCAAAATTGACCAAACTACACAACCTCCCAATCCAGAAAGAAAGATTACAGATATTATAAGTCCGTCGACGAATATTAATATCACTTCTAAGAAAAGTAATTACATCCTCGTTTTTTATTTTGAGGAGATTTCAGGATTATTGATTGTAGGTATAAGTGGTGTTGATTTAACTACTGGAAAGTCATTTATATATGAAAATGGAGCTTCAAAAACCGACCCTCAATTTACATTTGATGAGTGTTATCGAATTTTAACGACATATAATCCAACAGAAATCCTTGTATTATCTGATAAGATAAGTGATAAAAATAAACAATTAATTTCATTAATCATAAATGGTTCCAATTATTTAATTCATTATAAATGGGAGAATTATGAGTTGAGTAATCATATACAAAAACTTGAATATCAAAATAGAATTCTTGAAAAATCTTTCCAGAATAATTCAATGTTATCTATCATTGAATTTTTAAATTTGGAGAAATATACCACAGGTAGATTAAGTTTTTGTTGTTTATTACAATTTGCTTATGAGCACAATTCTGAAATAATCAAGGAATTGAATATACCGGAATTATTGGAACAATCACAAATTCTCACAATTGAATATAATAGTTCTCTTCAATTAAATATCATTAGTCATAATGATAATGAAAGACCTCTGTTGGAGATATTAAATAGATGTTCAACAGCTTTTGGTTCAAGAAGATTTAAGGAAAGGTTATTGAATCCCATTAATAATTGCGAGGAGTTAAATAAGAGATATCAGAATGTGGAAGAAATTCTTAAAGATAATAAATTTAAAATCATTAATAAATATTTGAATAATATTATTGATTTGGAGAGGGTAAAAAGACGAATCTTATTGAAAAAGTTAAATCCTTGTGAATGGGGTTCTATTATTAATTCCCTCGAACATTCAATAGAAGCTCTTGGAATCATTGAAGACCATAGTTCCATAGAAATCATTCGAGACTTTTTGGAGGAATTAAAAGTTCTGGATATTGATGAATGTTCCAAATATAACTTGAATGATATTAAGAGTAATATCTTTACAGTTGGATATTTACCAAATATTGATAAATTGATGATTATCTATAAAGAAAAACTCGACTTTCTGGATAAAATTGTTGAATTCATAAGTTCCATCGATGATAGTAGTTGTAAATTAGATTTTAATGCGAATGAAGGTTTTTTTATTACCATTACAAAAAAGAGATTTGAGAATGCTTTAAAGAAAAATAAAACTTATATGAGTAAATTTGAGAAAAAGTTGAGTAGTAATAATTCTACCTATAAATTACTATCACCTGAAATTAATGAAGCATCTACTATCATAGAAAACACTCTCAATGAAATTCAAAGTAATGTAAGTAGAGAGTATTTGAAATTCTTAGAAGAATTCCTTAATAAAAATAAAGAACGGTTATCACTTATTATTGAAAATCTAATTGACCTCGATATTAATAGTTGTAATGCTCGTAATGCTTTTGATTATTGTTATTATAAGCCTACAATAGATATGTCTACTGATAATTCCTATATAGAAGCCGAAAATTTACGTCATCCTATCATTGAAAGGATTTCCACAGAGGTTGAATATATTGGTAATGAAGTTTCTTTAAATCAATCAGGAATATTATTATATGGAATTAATTCATCAGGTAAGAGTTCATTTATGAAAGCGATTGGTTTATCAATAATTATGGCACAAGCGGGAATGTTTGTACCTGCCACAACATTCAACTATAATCCTTATAATCATATAATGACACGTATTTGTGGTAATGATAATATTTATAAGGGAATGAGTAGTTTTGTGGTTGAAATGACGGAACTTCGAAATATCCTTCAAAGGGCTGATAAGAATAGTCTTGTGATAGGTGATGAAATTTGTTGTGGTACAGAGGCTATTTCAGGTGTTTGTATTGTTTCTTCAGCAATCAATGAATTGATAAATAAAAAGGCTTCTTTTATTTTCACCAGTCATTTACACGAATTAACATCTATTTCATTATTGAAACCCAAGATAGAAGAAGGAAAACAATTGAAGGTTTATCACATGCATATTGAGGTTATTGATGATAAGATTATTTATGAGAGAAAGTTAAAGGAAGGTCAGGGCTCTAATATTTATGGTATTGATGTTTGCAAGTCTTTAGATATGCCTCATTCTTTTATGATAAATGCAGAGATAATTAAAAAGGAACTTCAGGGTTTAAATACGACGATTGTAAACACAAAACAGTCCACTTATAATTCGAATATTTATATTGATATTTGTCAGGTATGTAATATTAATAAAGGTACAGAAACTCATCATATTAATTATCAAGTAAATTCAAATAAAAATGGTAAGTTTGATAATTTTAATAAAAATGCAATTCACAACCTCGTTTGTATATGCGAGGACTGTCATAAAAAGGAACATTCAGGTGAAATAGGAATTATCGGATATAAACAGACAAGTAATGGGGTTAAATTGGAAATTGATAAAAAACCAAGATTATTGAAATTGATAAAAAGAGGAAGGAATAATTGGTTTATTCGAAATAAAATAAGTGATAAATTTATCGTTGCTACAATCGAAGAGGTCATTACCTTTTATAATAAACAAACAAAAGGGCAAATCAAAGAAATTGATATCGAAATGGAAAACATCTTTTATGACCCTACTTTAATTTAATAACTTAAATCACTACAATAATAATTAAACCATTTCCAGAAATCTTCAAGACCTTTCACTTCTTTTACTGCCTCACGCATCTTACCCGAGACTGCTTGAATTTGTGATTTTTCAAACGCATAGGCCATATACTTATCACCTTCGTGTCGAACTGAAATAGTAATAACTCGGGCAATCCTATCATCATTGATAGTAAATCTAACTTCAGTATCAGTAAGATAATAAATATTATGATAGGGACTGTCTCTTGTGGAAATGGCCTTAAATAATTCTCTCAACATTTAATTTTTATTATTTTAGATAGATTTATATAAAAATATGACATTCATTTTTTATTTTAAGATTATAAGACAAAATGGATAATTCATTCGGTTCTGTATGTGATGACAAATTCAAGAATTGGGAGCCACTCGATTTCGAGTATTGGAATGCTGCGAAACGTTTTGATAAGAGTAGGGATTTGGTTGAGACTACTGATAGATTCAAGAATTGGGAGCCACTCGATTTCGAGTATTGGAATGCTGCGAAACGTTTTGATAAGAGTAGGGATTTGGTTGAGACTACTGATAGATTCAAGAATTGGGAGCCGCTCGATTTCGAGTATTGGAATGCTGCGAAGCCTTCTAATAATAGAAGAGATTTGGATGAACTGGATGTTGAGGAAGAATTGGGGTTTTCCAATCATTAGTTTCTTGTATAAAGACAATTTTTGTCTTTCCACGTCGATGAATAAATTTTTATTATTTTAGATAGATTTATATAAAAATTGACAATTATTTTTATTTTAAGATTATAAGACAAAATGGATACTTCATACGATTATGAACCCGTTGGTCCTATCTATGACGAAGCCGAGGAATACGAGGAGTGGGAACCCTCTGACTTTCAGCGTTGGTATTATGGAAAGAAGCAATATGACGAGATGGATAAGTATTTCGAGGTTGAGTTTGATGCCGAGGAGGAATTGAGATTTTCGATTGAAGATTAAAGCTTTAGTTTCGTGTATAAAAAAGACAAATTTTTGTCTTTTTATCAAAAAAAAATGATTTAAATTTTTTTTAAATTTAGATTATATAAATGCTTTATATAAAACCAATGATGCTTGAACCTACGACGGCTTCAATTGCTGTCTATCTTCTTGCTAAAACACCATTAACCATCACAAAAAATAAACGTCTCATTTTAAGGAAACCTTATCACGTGAAGAATAAGATTTGTAAGTGGGTTCTTTATAATCAACATCAGTTAGTAGATACACTCATTGATGAAGGAAATGACTTTTTCATCGATTCTTTAAATTTAATTAAGATTTCACACTTCAATCCATCCATCTTTCTTGCTCTTTATATTATTGCCCTTATATTAGTGATTATTTTTTAACATTCAATCTTAATAGGATTAATTTTAATAACATCAGGATTATCATAAATGGGAGCTAATAATGCTGAATCTAATCTTTTTTCATAAGCATTATCTCTTTTTGAATGGTTGGTAATATTATCATCTGTAATAGCTAATGGGGTAGTTTGATAAATTCTGCCGATATTTCGCGTTGGTTCAGCAGATTCCTGTATATCTATTTGTTTTTTCACATCCATATTAATATTAGATTTATCTATAGATGTGAATTTACCAGCTCCATTGGGAGTATGTGCTGCCTTCATTTGTATTAATTCACGAGTTCCATCGATTTCAGCATTCATCTCTGCATCTCTGTCTGTTGGAACAAAGGTTACAGCACTCTTAAGTCCACCGTTATATTCCATATGTGAATATTGTCTTTGTGTATTTTTTGCTGTTTCTTCTTTAATGGCATAACCACCGATAATACTATTTAACAAACCACTGATAAAACCAAATTGACTTCCGCCAGAAGACACAACAGTTTCCTTAAGAGTTGTTTTGGCAACAATAGAAGGGTCATATACATAAGTGCTTTTATAATTTACATTATTTATATTTCTCGTGCTATCTTGTACCGGAAGTGTTTGTTTTACAGTAGTTTTCATTTTATCATCATTTTCCAAATAAGAAATTTGTCTAACATTTACATTACCTGTATAATCATCGTGAATTAAGGTTTCCTTTACAGTTGTTTTTGCGTCGTCATATAAAGCAGAATAAGTTTCCTTATCACCTGTAAGATTACCAGGTTCACTGTCGTGAATAGTGGTTTCCTTTACAGTTGTTCTTGCGTCATCATATAAAGCTGAATAAGTTTCTTTATCACCTGTAAGATTTGCTGGGTCACTGTCGTGAATAGTGGTTTCCTTTACAGTAGTCTTCATTATATGATTATGAGGGTCATAAGTTGTTTGTTTTTCAGGTATTTGTGGAGCAGCATTTCCATAATAACGTGAGGAATCCACAAAATATTCTTTCATAGTTATTTTAAGAGCATCAGTTATAGGAGCAATAACTGCTTTTACAATAGAGGTAAGATTTGCTACAGGTGTTTGAACTTTAGCCAATTCGTGTTTTTCTGTGTTATAAACTAAAATAGATTTTTTTCCATAATCTTCAGTAGGATTTAATTGTTCATCTTGGTGTTTAATAGAACCATAATAACAGTTGTGAGTTCCAATACGAGTAGTATCCTTAAGATTCTCCTCAGGTCTTGCCGTATCTTTCTTTAAATAGGATTGACCTTTAAACCAATTCTCTTCAGTTTGTCGATAAGTAGTTTCAGGTCTATTTTTATTAAAAGGGGTAACAACTCCTCTTTTATCTATTTGACTTTTCGCAGGTGCTTGTACCGGTATTTCAAATAAAGAAGAGCGTTGGTCATTTGCGGGTCTCAATTCCTCTTTTGTTTTAGGTTTAGCATATATAAGACTATCGGCTTGATGAAATCCGCCAGAACCACTTGAGTTATAACCTTGATTTAATCCAGGAGCTACACGAATACTTTGAATTGGATTATAATTATTAAGACGACCAGTTAAATTAGTTCTTTCTTTTAAGAAATCAGAAGGGTCTTGCATTCCTTTTAATAAAGAGATATCGGTTTGCGGTTGAAAGAATGGCTCAACTTCGGTTTTTCGAGCTTTAAAATCGTTATATCCAAACTTCTCACTGAAAGTGGCGGTGTTATCTAAATTTACAGGTTGTGTAACACCTTTACGTAAGAATTGTTGCATATTTCCGTGAGTAAAATCTTGAATAGGGATTTTGGTGCCCGCTAAACTATTCACATAATTATTATTCACATTATTATATTCATTTGGATCCATATACATATCTGAATAAGAAGGCATCGGAACAACACCAGTTTTGAATGGATTTTTAGCTTTTTCATAAGATTTATTTGCTAAATTTTGTTCATAATCTCTTGTTTGTTTATAATAAGTGGAATTATAGACATTATCCATTGAAGGAGTTTCATTGATTATAAAATCCATTTCTATTATAGATAAACAACAAAAAAATAAATAATTAGTCAGCATAAATAAATCCAAAATCATCTTTTTCAAAATTATCCATATCGCCATCCTCTATTTCCAATGAAAACTCATTTTCTCCTTCCATATCCATATCATTATCGTCAATTGGTTTATTAACATCAATAATAACATCATCTTCCATCATTCCCTCTAATCCAATCTTTTTCAATTCCTTTAATACATCTTTCTCCTCTCTCGATTTCTTATTTAAATCTGATAAAATCTTATCTTTATTTTCCTCACGCATTTTATTAATATAATCAATTTGTTCTTTTAATGTAGGCATCTTATTTTCTTCCATTATCTTAAAAACCTTGGTTTTAATATCACTAAAAATCTTCAAATAAACATCCTTTTCGATATCAAGAGATAAATAGGAATATAAATTAGTTATCTTTTTAATATCAGGGAAACAAGGAATACATATAGCTCGTATCACTATAATAGTCATAATCTGATGAATATCAGTCTCATTATCATCATTGATAATGGAATTTAATTTATCCAACATTTCGATTGTTTTATTAATCTTATAAATAATGGGCATAGCTTTTTCTTTTAAATGACTAAATAGAACAGTCGAAACGGCTATTAATAATTGTCTATAATTGGAGAATTTATAAGTTTTAAATAATTTAATTTTATTTTTATCAAATAAAGGTAGATAATCATTTAAATGAGTTTGATATGTGGCAACTAATCTTATTTTAATATCGTCAATATTACTTTTATTTAAAATTGTGGTATCGTCTAAAGTCTTAAACCAACTATCGAGAGATTTTTCATAAATGGGATATTTAAGACTTTCATATTTAATCCCTCCAAATTTCTCTGGTTTTTCAATTGTTTTTGATTTTGATAAATAGAAACGTAAATATCTCTGTTTATTTAAAACTCTGTCACCTGAAAATTTAGATTTAGCTTTTTCCAAATCCTTGCGATTGGTTTTGAAGAATTTGTCAGCCGTAAAGTCACTATCAATTTGTTCCAAACAACAACCTAAGAGGTATTTATGAATCTTCTCAAATTTAACTGAGGGCATATAAATCAATGATTGAATAAAGGCTTCAAAAAACTTATCATCCGTATAATTCTTATCTTGAAGAAACTTTGCCAATCGTTTTTGTGCCTCCGCTCCCTTATTCTCCTTTTTCTTTTTAACCTCATCTTTTTGAAATTGTTTCAAGTCATTTGCATAATTCTCAGTTATTTTCTTCACAATAGTTGCTTTGAAATCTTTTTCTAATGAATGATAATTATACATCTCTTTATAAACATCTTCAAATATACAAATGAGATAATAAAGAACCCCATCTTTATCTTTAGTTTCCATATTATAAGGAGCACCATATTCATTCCATAATTCATAACAAGGGATATAATAGATATCTTTTGAATATAATAAAGTTTCATCTAATAATTCTTTCTGAAGTTCAATTGACCATTTACAAATGACATCATAAATCATATTCTTAATAATTTCGAGATATTCCTTATTTGCCTCTTTTAATAACTTATCCTCGCTATCACTCTCCAATACATATTTCTCAGTTTTTAATGCCTGTTCTTTACAATGATTCTCATCATATTTATCTTTATATTTCTCTCTGATAATGGTATATTTCTCGGGGATACCTCGATAAAGATTAAAGAGATGATTGGTAATCATCATAAGATTGATAGGTAGTTTACATAACTCCTGTAATTTCATTATAAATGGTAATACTTGTCTTAAAGCTTGAGCAAACCCCTTTTCTAAATTAAAATAATAATTGTTATAATATTTATTTAATTCATCTTTTTGTTCATCTAAATCTTTTTCTTCTATAATATCATCATCAATTACAGGAATAATTGACTCTTCAGTGTTTGTGTCAATATTCACAGGTATCCCTTCGTAATTCTTAATATCATTTCCAATTTTAAATTCTTTTATTTCTTTTTCAAATGAAAAACTAATTTCATATAAATCCTTATAAACACCCATAAGGAGATTGAATTTATTTTCAATTTTTTCAAAATGTCTTTTTACTGTTTCCATATCAACCTTCAAATAACCTTCAAGTGCTGTTGAGCAATTATCAATTGAAACATTTTTCCTTATATCTCTTAAATTCTTAATGATATCATTATAATTGTCATTATTGATGTTAGTAATTAAAGCGGAGAGGTCTTTATGAAGAGGTAGAGGGTCTATGAAAACCTTTTGAGCTTTGATTAATTCAAGTTCTGATTGAAGTTTTTTAGCAGACATAAGAGTGATATCCACTAATCCAAATGCTTTCTTTAAGACGGAATAGAAGATGAAGCGATTATTATCCAAATGAATTTTTCTATTTTTAAGTGCTGATGAATATTTAACATCCAATTTCTTTTCTTTTTTGTTCAACTCTTTAAGATAGTTGCTTAAAATATCAAAATCCTTGATATCAATATAATCCAAATCATAATTAAATCTTTTGAGTAGGTTACTTAAAGATAGATAGTGATAATCATCTTCGTCGATTTTATCCAAAGGTAATTTAATCTTATAACTATTCATCAAATCATTAAAATCTTTATAATCATCAGCATTATGAATGTTATCTTTATGTCTTGTTTCAATTAAATGACTACAAATCTTTTCATTTAGATTATTATTATCCTGAACCACTGGCTCATAGAAATAAACACCCATAATAGGTATATCTCTTTCATCGTCTTTAAAAAGGATATAACTGTCATTATCAATTAAATCAATAATAGTGGTGTTCTTGGCATTAAATTTCATACGATTGCTTTCATTATCATACTCAAGTGGGAACCATAACTTATTTTTATTTTTAAAGGCCAATTGAACTTGTTCTTTATTACTACCTTTAATTTTAGCAACAAAATCACTGATTCTAAAGCCTTCTTTTATTGCTTCTTGTTGTTCTTCTTCATCGTCATAAACTTCAGTAAAATTGCCTCGTTTTGCGTCGGCTACTATTATAAAATTTTTGGTATTAATTGGATTTTTTTGTCTATCAATAATTTCATTGAATAACTTCAAGAAACACTCTGCTTTTATGGTGGATTGAAAAAAACCTAAAAGATGATTAGTAATTTCTTCATTTGAGAAGGCGACAAAGGTAGGATTTAATTTAATAATTTCATTATAGGAGACAATTTCGAAATATTCTATTTCGTCCAATTCTTCATCCTGATAATTAAAATCTACCTCTTCCATTTTTCTATAAATAATAAAATAATTAAATAAAAATAATTAAATAAAATCTTAAATTATTAATTACACTTTAAATTCAAAGTAGCACTTGCATAGGGATATCCAGGTGAATATTTACTATTCTCTTTATGCATCTGTCCCCATTGATTTAAATCATTTGAATAATCCATACCAGCATTTTTCATAGGCATAAATTTCTCCTGTTCATCAGGCGTTTCGATACAAGGAACGTGATTATCTTTTGCCACCATACGATAATTAACTCCAATTCTATCAAAACTTTCCAATGCCTTAGCTTGTGGATCCCAACATAAGGGGTCAAAACGATTTATTCCAGTTTCTTTTAAGGTACAAGGAGGATTAGAAAGACGGCAAGATTCAGTAGGAGTGCTACATTTTCGAACATCCTCAATTATTTTAGGCACACATCCAGTAGAGATATAACTATTGGGAGCATAAGCATCACTATTACATTTAGAATTCTTATAATTTAATCCATATAACTCACTTGAATCATCCACTGCCTTTTTCATAGAACAGGTGTGATGACCATAACTTTGATATCGAATTTCTGGGTCATTTGGCATATATTGACTACAATCATCACAATCGTTATGAGGAGTAACTAATTTATATACACCTGGAAATATTGAACGTTCTAATTGTTCCTGATATGAGCTTTTATCATATCTCATTCTTGTATCATTTGGATTAAGTTGCATTTGACTATTCTTCTATTAGAATAAGAATAAAAAAAACTTATTAACAATTATTTATTTTAATCGGAGGAGGTAATGGAATGGAGCGATACATAATAGCCTGACATTTAGGCAAATGCTTCATATTCGTATCAATTGGTTCAGTTTTATCATTATTAATCACATTTGTATTACTTGGCATATATTTATTAGTAGGACATTTCGTAATGATTCGGGTTTGTCCTCGTAACTCACTATCCAAATCTACAAGATTTCCTTGTATATGTGAAACAGCAGTACCTCCCACAAATCCTAATTCATGCATACACTTATCCTTATGTTCATATCTATAGGGTGCTAAGATATGACCTAAGGTATCTACATTGGTCTTTAAATCCATTGTATAAGAGCAATTATCATATTTCGTTCTATTAAAGCTCATTATCTCTATTATTTGTAAATATTTTTATTGAAATTTAATCGATTTATATATGAACGAGTATCCTCACCGCCATTCGTCCATATTGGAACTATATGTTCAGGGTTTTGAATATCTTTCATACAATCTACTAATGGAATGGGATTTTTCATTTGAACTTCCATTATTCTCTTTTTACATCCACTCGTTTGATAAGAGGAATCGGAACCCGCTAATAATTCTAATTCCTTATGTGAATCAACTTCACATCCCTTTAATTGAGGAACACCTGTGAAAATTCTCTGAGTTAATTGAATTCGACATCTGTCTCTTGTAACCTTTTCATCATTCATTAATAAATCACTATAAGTATCAACTAAACATGGCTCTGTTAGACCATAACCAGGACGTCCTCTTAAATTGGGATGGTCAAACATAAATTCAGGAACTCTGACTTTGGGACTTTCACAAGGTAATAATTGAGCATAATTTTCAAAAGTGCTGTAATTCATAATTTTATCATTACCTTTATTTAAGAAGTCTTGCCAGCAACTGTCGGAGCATAAATTATTTTGATAATCGAAATAAGTTGTTTTATCCATATATTCTAATTATACTTTATATTATATTATAATAGCATCTTTCTCCATTATTTTCCTTACAAGTCTTATCTCTCGAATATAACCATTTTTCATAAGCTTCGCGGTCATTAGGAATCGTTGTAGCAGGTACGGTATAAAATTGACGTTCAGAAAACTTTCTATCATAGATATCAATGACATCCTTAAATACAGGGTCTTTAAAATAGGTATCGATACCCCTTCTTACCTTTCTATTATCAACATCACAAGCATTTAAATCTAAATTCGTTTTTTCAATAATATTTGGATTCATAAAAGGATTATCTTTTGTTGGTTTCACACAGGTCTTTTGATTAATAACATCTCTATGAAAGAAATCCAATGTCTCTCTTTTTTTTGTTTTTACCTCTTCGTTATATAAATAAATATAAAAAAGGAAAATACACGTAATTAATCCAAATAAGATAAAACCCATTTCTCTGAAAATTAAAGCAGCAATTAGTGATACGAAAATAATCACTGACGCAACTGTGATTAGCTTTTCCTTAAAATTCATCTCTTTCTATTGAAAAGAATTATAAAAAAATTAAAGACGATTACTTTCCTTTTTTAGCTGCCAACTTCTTTTGTAAATCTGCCTTTTTAGCAAGATTTCGCAATCCCTGTTTATTCATCGCCATTTTACTTCCCTTCTTTCCACCACCTCCCATTCCATTCATAGCACTCATCATTTTCATCATATCTGCCATATTAAAACCTGAGGCATCATCCATACCACCACCCTCACCTTTACCAAACATATAAGAAGCAAATTTCATTGCGTCCTTCATAATAGCCTCTTGATTTAATTCACCTGATGAAATTTTATTGGTAACCTTGCTACCTACAGTAGTAAATAGCTCACCAAGACCATTCTCTGGATTTGCGAGAGCCTTGAAGATATCACCATCATTATTATAAAGAGAGCTCTTGAGTTTATCAATATTTACATCATCGATAATCTCCTTAGCAATCTTACCAATAGTTGTGTCTTTAAGATTATCCATACCATCAAAATTAGAATCAGACTTTACCTTATCAGTTTTAATGGAGTTGAGACGTTCAATCACCTTCTTGAAATCCTTATTTTCCAAATCAAACTCTTCTTGGAATGTTTGAAGAACCTTAAGAATATTTGCGGCATCCTCGTCAGACATCTCATTTTTAAAGATATATAGAACACTTAGATAATGATGACATAGGAAGTTATCTCTGAGGAGTTTAGTGATGTCAGCAATAGTAATATCCTTATAAAGACAAACCGATTTTACCTCATCTTTCTTAAGCCAATCATCAGCATCTTCCTTACTTACCTCCACATAGGACTTCCAAAAATCCTCATTACAATTCTCATTAAGAAATAAAACATAATCACCTGATGATTTATCAAATTCCTTATAATGCTCCTTAACTACCTCAACAACTTTAGCAGCAGTAGAGCTATGTTCCTTATGCTTCTTTGCGATAGTTCTAATTTTAGTCAAAAGGTCATAATAATATTGATTAAATATAATTATGGATGAACTCATTTACGTTTATATATATTTAAGATTATTTAATATCCTTAAATAGATTTTCTCTTTCTTTCGTTAATTCCTCGAGAGATGGTAATTTCTTGTCAGCTTTTTCTTTAAAGTTTTTGTCAATGGGTGGAGGGGAAGTAGAAGACCCATCAATTAAATCCCATTTATAATTCTTATTCACAGAAATCGTTGAATTGGTATCATCAATGTCACTATAACTATCACTTAAAATACTTCCTAATGAAAAAGCGTGGGGTTCATTAACACTCACTTGATTATTCATAGGTACAGGCGCACTTAATGACGATGAGTCACTATTACCTTTATCACGAGTACTATTATTCGAAAATAGATAGCCCCGATTGGGTAATAAAAGATAATCAAAAACTGCTTTTCCATAAATAACCTCCTTTGTGGGAAGAAACATAAGAGCTGGAACATTTGTGATTTTTGATTTTATTAATGAAATTTTTGTATCAATACAAACTAATTTAATCGTTTTTTTAGTATCGTGGCGTTTAATAGTATCTAATAAAACAGAACAATGTTGGCAACTTGTACTATAAAATAAAATCATTTATTAAATTACTCACAAATTAAAAATTAAAAAAATGACATAAAAAATTATAAATATCTTAAATAAAGATAAAAATGTTTTCGAGTTATAATTATCACGATAAGGCAGACAGACATTCTTTTCTAATTACGAATGTTGATTTAGCAATCGTAAATTCCATTCGAAGAGTTTTGCTTTCTGAAATTCCTGTGGTTGGTTTTTATGGTGAGGATGAACCTACCATAAAAATTCCATTTAATTCAGGACCTCTTCATAATGAGTTTATGATTCATAGAATTGGATTAATTCCGATTTACGTAAGTGAAGCTATTACTGATACTTATGAGGATGATGATTATAATTTTGAGTTAAATATCAAAAATAAGACAAATGAAATAACTAACATCACCACTGAACATTTCACAGGTACTTATAAAGGTAAAGATTTAACGAAAAAGGAATTAGAGGCTTTATTTCCCCCCAATAAAACTACTAAATCTCATATACTCATAACTCGTTTGCGACCAGGTGAACAAATTCATATAACAGCAACTGCCATTAAAAGGACTGGTAAATTAAATGCCGCCTTTTCACCCGTATCATTAGCCAATTTCTTCTTTGTGGAGAGTGACAAGGAAACGAAAGATAATATTCTCGATAAACAACGTAATTATATCAAAAATGAATATGGTGACCCAATCAGTATCAACTTTCAGATTGAATCTATAAATGGTCTTTCTTATAAATATCTATTTAAGAAAGCCATTGATATCATTATTGAAAAACTTGAGAATCTAATGTTAAAATTAAATGAAGATTCTATTTATATCGAAGCAGTTCCGAGTTGTGAAAATTCTTACAACTTTCAAATTGATAATGAAGATGACACCTTAGGGAATATCATTCAATCACTTCTTCATAATAAATATATTCGCGATGAGAATAAATACAAATCCTATAATTGTTCTTATGTGGGATATATTTGTCCTCACCCGCTCATCAATCGTCTCATAGTTCGTTTCTCTTTGTCAACCAATGATACTCAAATTTATAAGCAATTCTTTATTGATAATTGTAAAGAAATTATAAAAATAATGGAAGATTTACGTTCTGAATGGAATAAATTCTCTATATAACTCTATGTTTATGATAGACCATATAAGTAGCATTAGCACCCTTCAATAGCTCAAAAAGAGGCGGCCATACATTCCAAGCAGATGTAAGAATAATAGTTCTATACTTTTTATCTCCCTCAAGAGGCTCATCAGTATATCTTGTAAGGTTGTAAAAAGCAGTACCATCTTGAATTCTTTTAAGAAGTTCTTTTGTTTTTTCTTCAAATTCGGGAGTGAGTTCACCAGCAACAACGTATTCGAAATGAGACATATTTTTATTACTATTATTATCTTAAATCCTTAAGTAGATTATAATAGACAGTGGCTTCGGCCTCCGAATTTGCCAATTTATCATTAGTATCATAAATAAAACTATTCATATCATAATTGACATATTCAGTGGGTGTAAAATGACTATATTTATCCTCATCATTAGTGATATCATAAGTGGATATCGATGTTTTCAGTTGACATTCAGGTACCACTCCTATGACCTTTATCATTAGGAAGTTTGTGTAAATTCCATTACAAATGGCGAGGATTTTTATATGTTTTGCCAAAGGTCTTTTATCGCGATAGATAAGAACACTGATATCTAATAAATTAGTATTTGAATCATCTAATGAATATTTGTATCTCTTAAGATGATGTTTAATGATTTTATATTTGGAGCCATTGATATCAAAACAACTATCATTCAAACCCTTTGAGAAATCATCAATAACATTTAAATAATAGTTATATAATCTTGTGGAATGATTTATTTCATTTACGTCGTTCCATTTCGACCAATTAATACCGTCACTTAAAGTAATTACCTTTTTATAATCGATGTTAAATTTCTTTCGAAAGATTTCATTTAATTCATCATTACCGTAATCATAAATCACATCATCCTTATTTTTACTGATGATATCATAGGGTAGATATGAATTATAGGAATAATAATCAGGAGAGATTACATTTGTATTGGTATAATTTTTATCAGTGAATGACTCTAATTGATAGGAAATAAAAATTACAAATATTATAATTACTGCTATTACAATTATCAAATTAATAATCATTTATTCTATAATTAATTTATAGAATAATAGTGATGATACTCATACCTATCCTTATTTATATCCTAATCCTCCTTCTTTTATTTATATTAAAACCATCGATAATGTTTCATAAAAATGGAACAATTAAGACCTATAATGGAAAAACAATGATTACATTAGATATCATTTATCCCATCTTGGCCATTCTCTCTTACTATATTTATCTTATTATAAGAATTGTAGCTAAATAATTACTAATATGGATATTATCAAAAATTGGATTATAAATAGCTATGATAATAAAAAATTGTCATTCGATTCTTGTATATTTATGTCCGGCTATAGTGGAATTGGTAAGACCTATAGTATTAATAATTTATGTAAAAATTTGGAATTATTCATCATAAATATCGATAGTTTTAATTGTTGTACTTCGGCACAATTAAACGACCTTTTATATAAAAGTTTTGTTTCATCGTTAATTCAAACATTGACCAATAATAATGCGCGTAAAATTATTATAATTGACGACTTTGATATCCTATTATCATTAGATAGTACAATTAATATAACTCTTCATAATTTCATACAATCAAATACCAATAAATTAAAACATATACCCATCATTTGTATCATTAATAATAATATAGTGAAACGATTAGGGGATATAAAGAAGAAGTGTAAGATTTTTGAAACACCGGTAATGAGTAATACGGAAATTTATGAAATCCTTAAATCCTATAAGAGTGATATTAAGTTTAATGAAGCGACAAAAATAATTGATAATCCTGATTTTAATTTATCAAATGCTATTCGAATGGTAACTAACACCTATTTCAATCACAATGATGATATCATAGCAATTGATGATTTATATTCAAATGTTTTTAATAGAAATAACTTGCGTAGGATTATTAATAAAGAACAATGGATAATACCATTGAATTTTCACGAAAATCTAATCACGGAACTTTATGAAAATAGAAAAGGGGTTAAGAAACAAAAAGAGCTTTTTTATAAATCATTTATGATAAATCTATGCTATTTCGATATTATAATGAGCAAATGTAATGAAATAGGTATAGAACTATTCATTTGTATCATAGAAGGATTATTTAAAATCCCAAATAAGAAAAATAAGAATTTACGACTTAGTAATTTCACGAAGATGTTAAGTTATTTATCATTACAAAAAAAAACGAATAAATCAAATTATAGTAAATCGTTTCCATTCCAGCATATTGGAAATTACCATTTAACATTGATAAATAGAAAATTTATTTATTAATATTAGATAGATATAAATATGGATTCTACACCAAGTTCTTTTAACCCTCTTGACAGTTTAAAAAACACATTATCAAGTACTTCCTCTACGTTAACAAGTAAAGTAAAGGAAAATTATGATTCATTATTTAATAGTGGATATATTTATTTTGGTCTTATTGCTGTTGTAATTGTATGTGTATTATTAGCATACCTTCTCTATTATTTAATAACCACTCGATTATTCTTACAAGTAAAAGTTGTGGCTGAAGAAACGAAAACACCGGTTGTTTCTAATGAAAAACGCAAAATAAAATTTACCTATGATAAAACCGGAAATGGTGAACGACGTACCTTTAGTTTCTGGATTTATCTTCACGATATGAATAAATATAAAGGAATGTATAAGAATGTTTTTAATGTTAATGAAACCGAGGAAGTTGTAAATATTAATAAACCATCGCCATATATATTCCTTGATAAAAATAATAATCGTCTTTATATCCGCTTTTCAAAGAAAGGTAGTACTGCTGAATTTAAATATTCACAATTGGATGGAAGTCTTGTTGAATTTATGCGTCAAGGGATAGTTATTCCTTATGTTCCATTACAACGATGGGTTCATATTGCTGTTGTCTGTAATGCTAATTCTTATAAGAATTATATTTACGCCTATGTTGATGGTGATCTCGTGAATAGCACAAGTACTGGTGAGAAAGATTCCGTTTTAGAAGGATGCATAAAGGATTTAAGAGATTTGAATTTAAATGTTCAAGGATTCTTAAATATTGGTGGAAGTCCCAATGATTTTGCTGAGGGACCCGGATTTTCAGGATTAATATCAAAAGTTACCACTTATAATTATGAATTAAATCAAAAGGATATATATGATGATTATTCAAGTGGTCCCATTGGAGGTATATTATCAAGATTAGGATTGTCTAATTATGGCGTAAGAAGTCCCATTTATAAAATATAAAAATATATATAATTAAATAGAAATGTTGGATATATTTATTCAAATCGTATTAGCAATTTTCTTAATATTAATAATGGGATTTATTGCCTATTCAATATTTGATAGAGAATATGTAAATTCCATTAAGATATTTAATACGAATAAACACGATACCGAGATTTTCAAGGGAATTTATGAATTTGACAATCCTATGGGTATAGTAGAAACTTTCAATAAAGACAGTCCTTATTATAAAGACTTGAATCCATCTGTGAATCAAAATGGAGGTGCTGAATATTCCTATAATTTTTGGTTATATTATAACATTAAAGATTTTAATAATAATCTTATTAATAGTACAGCAGAAAAACAAAAATATATAGTTTTATTTTATAAGGGTGTTCAAGATAAATTACCTTATAATCAATATAACTATAGTTGTGATACTGTTGATCGTGATTTAAAACCAAAAGCTAATATTGTAGTTAAAAATCCTTTAGTAAAATTAAGTAATGACGGTACTGAATTAATTGTCGAATATAATAATATTAATCATCCTGATACATTTAATTCATCTTCTGAAAAGTTGAATTGTAGAGCTTCTTCTTTGTTAGACAGTAAGAAAAATAAATTGGGAATTAAGGATATTGATAATCGTATGTATAACAAAACTTTCAATATGGTTACAATTGTTATGCAAGAAAATCCTGCCAATGAAGATGAATTATTTGTAAATAGAACCAATTGTAAAATTTATTTTAATGGAACTTTAATATCTGACCGTTCTACATTAAATAACGAACTTGCGAATGAAAATAATACTAATAGTTATTCCACGGTGATGAAGAAAAATGCGGGATATTTATATTTAAATCCTTTCCCTCATTTTGAAGATGCTGGTATTAATAGTGTAAGAACTATAACTGAGAGTGATGAAATAACCAAGGACGTGCCTCTTAAAATGGCCAATTTAACATATCATAATTATGCTCTTTCCAGTGATGATGTCCTAAAATTATATAATAGTAAATTTGATAATACTTTGATTAAATTAGCGGCTAATACCACAAGAACATTCCAGATTGGTAATAGAGTTAATTTTGATATGTACGATACTGATAATGAAAAAGAATTACCAATTAAACCAATATAAAAAATAAAATAATAGTAGTAATAAATGACTAATACGGGTCCTATAGCACAACTTGTAACAGCCAATAGTAGTTCATTATCATATCTTGTTGGTACACCAGGTGATACTAATATAGTTCCTCTTATGAGTTATTATAAATTTGTTTATAAGCGACATACGAATTTCGCAATGGATACGCGAAAATTATATTTTGACGGAACACAACCTTCTTTAAGTGGAAATGAAAATAAATTTAGGTGTTATATAACAAATGTGGGAAATATATTGAATGGACTTTATTTTAGATACAAGTTACCAGATATTTATTCAAGTGATATACATAAATTCAGATGGATACCTAATTTCGGAACTTTATTAATAAAAAAGGCTGAGTTGATTTATAATAATCAGGTATTAGATGTTCTTACAGGTGAATGGTTAATTATCTCAAATGAATTGACTGAAAATGTTAAAGATAATTTCAATAAAATTACTGGAAATCTAAGTAGTTTTTTTAATCCTAAAATGGACATTCCAATCATTACTATCAATAATAATAGATATGCTAATGCTTATCCAATTGGTAATAAAGCTACAGGTGTTGCTTCTATTAAGGGTCGAGAAATAATTGTTCCATTATCCTTTAATTTTACAAAAAATCCATCATTGGGCGTTTTATTATCAAAAATTGGAATTGCTAATAATTTCTATTTGGAGATTACACTTGAAAGTATTGAAAATCTTTATCAGGTTTATTCAAGTGATTTAAATTTATTTGTAAGTCCAGCCTTTTATAATGAATTAAATCCAAATGATAAAATCTCATTTGATACCTTTATTACCAATAAGCAAATAAATGCTTATGTGGAGGCTAATATTACCTTTCTTAATAATAATGAACTCACTCAGCTAAACATAACACCTCAAATTGATGTTATTGTTGATAAAATGGTAATGAGTACCGAAACAGTCGTTAATCCCGGTGTTGATTTAGCAAATGAGATTGCCTTACAAGGAGTAAATACTCCTATTAAGGAAATCATTTGGACATTAAAAAGAGATGACTATTATCGTTTCAATAATCTCACTAATTATACCAATAGTGTCGTCGAGAATAACGATAAGCCTATTATGAGTAAAGCAATGATTATGTATAATAGGACGATTGAAAGGGTGGCTGAAAATGACGCAAACTTCTTTAATATAATTCAACCTCACAGACATCATACAAGTATTCCAAAACAAGGTATTTATTGTTATTCATATGCTTTATTCCCTGAGAAATCTCAACCGTCTGGCTGTGCTGATAATTCAACTATTCAAACATCTCTTTATGTTTATACAAATAAAGAGGATAATTTGGAATTGAATGATAAATTAACAAGATTGGGAGGAAGAGTACAACCTTATACTTATAAATATCGATTGAATTATTATGTGAGAACCATTAATATCCTAAGATATATCAATGGAACGGTAGAATATGCTTTCCGAATTTAATTTTTTTATTTATAATAAATAATGGATTTAACGTTATTTATTGTATTTATAGTGATTATAATCTCTTTTGTTTATTTCATAGGTGCGTTACAAGAGCTTCAAAAAGAAGTAAGAAATTTATCTGTAAATAAATGTCCTTATTCAATTACTGAAAATAAGAAAGATATAAGTGAGGTATTAGGGACTATTAAAGAAGTTTTCTTTAATTACTTAAGAAAATAAGGCGTAATATATTTCTAATATGCCTCGAAAGAAAGTTGTTAGTGACGTGGTTGTAAAGAAATCAAACAAGAAGAATATTATTGATAGTATGATACGTGAAAATGATACCAATGATATTATAATTCAAATACCAATATCTCAAAATAAGATTAATGCTATCATCAATAATGAAAAAAATGATGATAGAATTGTGGACGAGCCATCACCTTATGAAAGTATTTGTTATTTTAATAATGATGTAAGTGATATTTCTTGTGATAATGAATTTTATCACGCAAATATAAATAACTTTCAAAATAAAAATAATACTCATTGTTATTGGTGCTGTCATTTAATTGAGGGAAATGTTTATGGTTTACCTTATAACTATGATTCCATCAATGACACCTATTACGTTACTGGTTATTTTTGTTCATTTGAATGTAAAAGTGCCTACAACTTTTCTATTAATGGTGGAAGTGATAAGGTCTGGGAAATTAATAGTTGGATACAGATGATTGCTAAAAGATGTGGAATCACAAAGACAATTCGACCAGCTCCATCGAGATATCTATTAAAGATGTTTGGAGGCACAATGACCATTGATGAATTTAGAGAAGCTCACGCAAATAATGATAAAACCTATATCCTAAATGTCCCACCGATGATTGCTGCAAATTCAACTACTGAAATTTTAAACACCTCTTATTTGAACAAGATTTCGGGAAAATAAAAAATGATATAAAGATTTAAAACCTTTATATATCGTAATCAAATTAATTTCTAATGGATGATATTTATTTTACTCCTTATAAGGTTAGCACAATTACTTGTAATGTCGATTTAGGAATTAATATTGATTTAGTTGTTCTTTATGAAAATTTTACTATAGAAGGTAAGTCGAATTTTATTTGGATACATTATCCAAAAATAGAGGGAGATAATAAGCGAGGTGTTTATCCGAAAAAGAAGAGAAATGTTAAAAACACCACAAAAAAGACGTCATTTGACAATCAAGTAACAGTCTTATATAAGGCTGATAATTATCCTAATTTGAAGATTTTCAAGAATGGCAATATTCAAATTACGGGGGTTAAAAATAAAGATGATGTGAATGTAATTGTAAATCAAGTGATTGAAGAATTGAAACGAATTCATAAATTGAATCCCAAGATTAGTTCTAATGAGAATTTTAATGAAGCGATTGGTTTTAATAATTTCCATATTCGAATGATTAATACCGATTTCAAAACCTATTCCAATCCTGAAATGACAGATAAATTTATTATTAGACGAAAGGTGTTACATAAAATTCTCATTAGTGACCAATATAATAATAAGTGTAGTTTCGAACCCGGTAAGTATCACGGAGTAAAATTGGAGTTTTTCTGGAATAAAAATAAGGATAAACAAAATGGTATTTGTGGATGTTGTGATAATTGTTTTGGAAAGGGTAGTGGAAATGGATTAAAGGATTGTAAGAAAATTACGGTTGCTATCTTTGAAAGTGGAAGTGTTTTAATTACAGGAGGTGTTTCATTTGAACAGATTAATGATGCTTATAGTTATATCACAACTATCTTTAAAAATCATAAAGATGAAATTAAAAAAGCTGATTTAAGTAGGCTCTTATAATAGTTTATCTATTTTTTCTAATATCTCATTAAAACCCGAGATAGTTTCAGAGTTATAATAAAGTTTATATTCGCGTTCATCATATACGATAATCTTAAATTTAATTATTTTTTCTTCATTTACAATTAAATTTCTAACACAGATAAGTTCCTTATTTATATCATCATAGAAATCATTATAAATATCTTCGATACGAATAGGGGTCTTTGATTTTTCTATTTTCAATTGTAGAAAGACATCAATATATTCAATATTTTTATAATCAAATAAATCAAATAAAAGCAATTGAATTTCGTTGAAATTTCTATAATCATTCTTTTCATAATTTAACTCGACACCATTATCAGTTTCCTTGAATAATAAAGTAAAGTCATCAAATTTATATCTATAAAGATTGTAACCATCTCTATAAGCTATTGAAAGTTTATAAAGAGAGGCATTCTTTTTCATAAATAAACGTATATCTTCCATTATATCGTAAAATATATAAAATATATAATCATTTTTTATTTATAAGTAATAATGAGTTATGTTAGACATCTCTATTACAACTATATGGCCATAAAAAACAACTTAATCTTATCTGTTCTTTTATTTGGAAATTGTATTATTCCAAATTACTTCAATGACAAAATTGTGAAATATAAAGTTGCTGGTGATGAATATTATAAGTATCTCGTCTTATTATCCATCAATGATGAAATTCAAAGTAAATATAATATCGATATGATTAGTATCGGTCTTAAGTTATATGATAATTATAAAAAAGTGGTTTCGACCGATGACGATGTTTTAAGTGAAATAAGTGATATGAGTGATTTAAGTGATGATATTACTTCTTCTTAATTATCTTTATCTTGACAATTCTTGCTTTTTTGATAGTCTTCTTCACCATCTTTTTTTTTCTATTTGATTTGGCCTTTTTGTCCTTTTGTGGTTTAATCGGAGGTAAATTAAACATTCCAGTGGCAGGAGTAGTGGTTCCAAAGGTAGGAGGTTTGGCTGGTGCTGGAAAGTTGAAGGTTCCTGTGGTAGGAGTGGTGGTTCCAAAGGTAAGAGGTTTGGCTGGTGCTGGAAAGTTGAAGGTTCCAGTGGTAGGAGTAGTGGTTCCAAAGGTAGGAGGTTTGGCTGGTGCTGGAAAGTTAAAGGTTCCAGTGGTAGGAGTAGTGGTTCCAAAGGTAGGAGGTTTGGCTGGTGCTGGAAAGTTGAAGGTTCCAGTGGTAGGAGTAGTGGTTCCAAAGGTAGGAGGTTTGGCTGGTGCTGGAAAGTTAAAGGTTCCAGTGGTAGGAGTAGTGGTTCCAAAGGTAGGAGGTTTGGCTGGTGCTGGAAAGTTAAAGGTTCCAGTGGTAGGAGTAGTGGTTCCAAAGGTAGGAGTAGTGGTTCCAAAGGTAGGAGGTTTGGCTGGTACTGGAAAGTTGAAGGTTCCAGTGGCAGGTGTGGTGGTTCCAAAGGTAGGAGTAGTGGTTCCAAAGGTAGGAGGTTTGGCTGGTGCTGGAAAGTTGAAGGTTCCAGTGGTAGGAGTAGTGGTTCCAAAGGTAGGAGGTTTGGAAAGAGGAAAGTTGAAGGTTCCAGTGGCAGGTGTGGTGGTTCCAAAGGTAGGAGGTTTGGAAAGAGGAAAGTTGAAGGTTCCAGTGGCAGGTGTGGTGGTTCCAAAGGTGGAAGGAAAGTTGAAGGATGATTTTGGTGTTGTTCGAATATAAACAGGCACATAACTTTCACTGTCTGTAGGGTCAATTGTTCCATTCACAACTGAAAACTTATTTTGATTCTCACCTCTGAAAATCTTTGTTAATTCTTCTTTGTTATCAATATAATCGGAATATAAGTATTTTTGATTATTTTTGTAATTAAGAATTTTAAATCTGGCATTATATCCATCAAATACCATACAATGAGCAATTTTATAAGTATGACCATTGAAATTAATGGTTTCCTTGAAATTTTTAACATCGTCATAAGTAGTCTCATAGCCACTCTCCAAATTCAAATTCTTAATTACATTAAACCACAAGCAATTATTAACAATCCTCTGGTCACTATTAATATAAGAGGTTTTGTTAATAGAGCTGTTGATAAGAAATAGGACATCCGGATTATCTCTCAATAATTTCATATTTTCACTCATAATGGTCTCCGATGTAGAAGTAATCATCTGATTGTATTTAATCGTATTCATATAGATATTATTATCCTTATAAGTAACATCCAAACATAATGAACCTGAATTCTTAAACAATTCGATAAGGTCATTCACAAGTTCATAAGAACGATTCATTTTTTTGATAATGATAGTAATCTTTGATATATATAAATATCATTTTTTTATTTATATTTTGCCAATAGTTCTTCCTTGTTTTTATTATCATCGAATATATACCATTGTTTCTTAGTTGCGTCCCACCTTGCTCCCAAAGCTTTCGCTTCGTCCTTTTGCTGATATGAAACCTTTAAATAAATTTTAGGTTTTGTTTTTATCTCCTTGGGGGAATCATTATTTATCGATTTATTCGCCAGTAAATCTGCATAATAATTTCCGATGGAATGTCTATCCTTATTATCTGTATGTGCTTGAATGTGTTTATATTTAATATCAAAGGTTCTCGATAATTCATATACCTCCCTCACAAGTTCCAAATTAGGAATTATTTTATCCTTCTTTTGTTTCCAATCCCTTTCTTCCAATTTCTTTCCATAAGTAGTAGCACATTTAATAACATATTCAGAATCAGTGACAATTATCTTATCTTTCATTTTCATATCCTTTATTAATTGAATGGCTTCAATTACAGCAGTCAATTCAGCAATATTATTTGTCACCTTTGCCCCTTTTAACTCCTTCGAGATATTTAAGGGATTGTCTTTTGAGAAATAGATGCCAATACCAGCACGAGCATTCGGACTTCCATTATTTATACAAGCACCATCTGTATATACATATAACTTATTCGAGTATTCTTGTACAAAATTGGTGGCTTCTTCGAGAGTTGAAAATTTCTTATAAATAGCGCCTTTATAATTTTCAATGAAAGGTTTACAATCGTTCCAAGATGTAAACACACCTCTTTTTTCACCAACAGCAATTGCATAAAAAGAACTCATTTATCTTTAATTATAATGATTGTATTTAAATATAAAAATTGAATAATATTTATTCAATTTTATTTATAAATGCAGACAGGAATAATTTCATTTGGTGATAGAGTAGCTTGGAATATTAAATGTAATAGCACTAAAGATTTAATATTAGATGAAATTTATCATTTGTATGGAATTCGAATTATTCAAAAGCATTATTTTAAATTAGATGAAACGAATATTAAACATCTATCAAAAGTCCCTCATTTAATCTCATTAAGAACTAATGGCAATCGTTATTATATCTATTTCACTAAATATAATGATATTGAAATTATTTATTTTATAGATATGAAAATTCATACGGGTTATGATAAACCTCGAATTATTCTCGGAAGAGGACTATTTGCGCCTTCCTTATTTCAAAACACCCTTATTGAAGGTGAAATGGTAAAAACAAAGGATAGTAAATGGATTTTCATAATTAATGACATTATTGCATTTGAAGGCAAAAAATTAGATCATTTAATTTTACCTAAAAGATTAGAGATAATCTATAATCTTTTAAATGACAAATATACACCTGATAAGGTTTGTGACATTTGCTCTTATCAAGTTAAAAGTTATTATTATAATTCAAAAGCTTCTTTGGATGAGCTATTAGAACAATCAAAAAATTTGAATTATACATCAAGAGGTCTTTATTTCTATTCCTATTATCTTAAACATAAACCTAAACTTCTTAATTTCGATGATAAGGTAATCGTGGATGTTAAAAAGAAAATTAAAGATATCACTGAATTTAAACCTCAAGTAAATTCCACGTCAAATACATCCAATTTCATCATTACCTCCAATATTGATATTAAACCAATTTCTCAGGAGGGCGATGAATATCGAGAGTTATGGTTGGCGAAAACAGATGACGCAGATATTTATTACTTATATGATAACTTTAATATCCTAACCTCTAATAAGATTGGGGTTGCATTAGTACCATCATTGAAGGATAGTATAAGATTAAGAAGTCAATTTAAAGACAAAAATTTAACATTTACGATTAAATATAAATGTCTCTTTAATAAGAAATTTAATAAATATCAACCCATTGAAATTATATAAATTACGCTGTATAATAATGATTTGATACTGATATATTGCCTTCTACACCTAATTTAGGATTAAAACTAATTTCATCTTCATTAAACTCATTCACAAATAATGCCATTAAAGTCTCATATCCAATACATTCAACCATTTTATTTGTATTTGCCACCAAAAAATCATGAAATTTATTTATATATTTATAAGGAATTTTATACAAAACAGTACTTACAAAAAGAGTAGATTTATTGATATGTACACAAACTATCTTATCATTTTCAAATCTTTCAAAGTCAAAATAATCATTTAAGAAATATCTGCCACTGATTTTAAAAAGATTATCAAATTTCAAATCATTAGAAATGATAAATCTTAATGCCATTATTGTTGAAGTTCCTTCACCCAAAGATTTAGATAATCCAAATATTTTATCGTGTAATTCTTTATTATCCCATAAATTTAAGATATAATCACAATTATTTGAAAAGTAATTATTTTCTTCTTCAGTAAAATCAGTACATTCAACCAATAAAATTTTACAATCACTAATCATCTCTTTAATACTTTCAATTGTTTTTTTTGTTTGTTCAAATCTTTCTTCTCGTGTATAAATAGTACGGGTTGGCGAATAACTTAAAGGGGTATTAGGTAAATTAATAATAGATGTAACAATAATTAAATTTTTCATATATTATATTATAACAATTGATATAAATACTTAAGTAATATATAATTCAAATGGAGAATTACAGAAATGAAGAGGCTTATTTACATTTATTAAATTTTGTTCTTGAAAATGGAATCAAGAAAGAAACCAGAAATGGAATTACCTATTCTCATTTCGGTTCCTTAATGAAATTTGATGTAAATAATGGAATGACCTTTCCTCTTTTAACAACAAAACGAGTTTTTTTCAGAGGGATTGTGGAAGAACTTTTATGGTTTTTACGAGGTTCTACCAATTCAAAGGAATTGGAAGCAAAGGGGATTAATATTTGGAAAGGAAATTCATCACGTGAATATTTAGATTCGATGGGTCTTTATGGTTATCCAGAAGGAGAATTGGGACCTATTTATGGATACCAATGGAGGTCTTTTAATGGACAAATTGACCAACTTAAGTATCTATTAGAGGAATTACAATTGAAAAATAGTCGCAGAGCATTTATATCCGCCTGGAATCCGGTACAATTAAAGGAACAAGCTTTACCACCCTGTCACATCTCCTACAACTTTTATAAGAACGATGATGAATATCTCAGTTGTATGATGTATATGCGTTCAGCTGATTTATTCTTAGGTGTTCCTTTTAATATTGCTTCAACAACCCTTCTTACTATGATAGTTGCTAAGGTTATGAATATGAAAGTTAGGGAGATATGTGTTACAATCTGTGATAATCATATATATGATGAACATTGTGAACAAGTAAAGGAACAATTGACAAAGGAAAGATTTGAGTTTCCACAATTGATTATTACTAAAGAAGTTGATATGAATTTATCAATTGATGAAAAAATAAAGTGGATTGAGGGATTAACATTTGAGGATTTCGAATTAAAGAATTATAAATGTCATTCAACCATCAAAGCGATTATGAAATAAGACCAATATCTGATAGATATGGTCTTCCTGACTTTGTTTTTATATAAAACAGATTTCCGGTATAATTTGGAACCTTTTTTATATTTCTGATTTTAGTCCAGATGAAATTATTATAATTACAATAATTATAATAAGATTTATTTATTTTTTTTGGCATCTTAATACTCATCATTCCACCCTCCTTCCATTGAAATGATGGATTTGTACCCAATAATAAACATAAATATTTAATAATCCTAAATTTAGATATTTCATTATTAGAAATAAGAATCTCTTTATTGTCTTCTGTAAGACTTTCGTAAAAAGACGTCAGTTGTTTCTTATTTAAGCCAAATAAATCAGTCATAGGCATATCGAGACAGCAATTTTGATTATCAATTTCATTATCATTATTATCAGCAACTGTAGGAAATCCATAATAGTCAAATGTGGATAATTCACCAATTTTAGTGGAACCAATACAACTCTTGTGATAATTATCCAAATATTCACACATTTCATTCATTTCGATATTTAAGGGGATATTTTTAAGACTATACAATTCGATATTATCATTGACCAAATACCCGTCCATTTTATTTAATTTATATTTCTTTTTGAAAGTTTTAGTAATTTCCTCTATTTCATCAAATACTAAAGCCCCTTCCTTATTTAATACGAGTAGCTGGTCATTATTACTAATTTCACTGGCAGGTTTAAAACCCGAATTAGTGAATAATAATAAATCTCCTTTGTATAACTTTAACATTTACATAAAAATAAATTTATATCTTTAAATCCAAATATTTACTTATACTTATATTTATCACAATTGAGATCCGACCAGGGAACCCCACATATCTTCGAATACGCACAGCGAAGAACATTTTGGTCTAATTTACTATTACCTTTACTTAATTCAACGTCCTTAGTGGCCAAATATAAAGGATAAACTCTGTCACAAGCCATCGGAACATTTTTAATTGGAGTAGTAGGTGTATCAGTAACGCCATAATTAATAACTGGTTGATTAGTAGTTTTATCTATTTCTACGGACATATATTTATTCGCCATTACGTCAAATGAATTAAAAGTGTCGTTTGTTGTATCACTATCATAAGAATTGAGAGGGTAAATGTTTAATTTTCGTGCTGTATCCATTTTTGAGGCATCAATATTATATCTGAACTTAAGTAAACCACTTGTGTTATTTGAATTGATAAGAGTGTAATTATTCATTATAAAATTATGTTTAAATAGCTCGGTTTGTGGTAAATTGCTATTGGCAATATCTTTGTAATAAAGACTATTCTTGTCCACTAAATTGGCATAAAGATAATTATTTGAATAACTTGCATTTTTTATTGCTATGTCAGTTGGGAGCACTACATCATTCGCTTTATTCGCACCTGTTAAACGTAAATCGGCCGTTGGAACGCCAGCAGCAGTAGTAACAGAATTTGCTGATTTTGCAATATCTACTTTATTAAAAATAGCAGAATCCATAACACATCTATATTTAAATAATCCAGGGTTTGTCCCTTCGAATAATTGAGTATCATCTGGATTCGTTTCATCAATAGGCACTTTTTCCAAACGCCAATAATCAGGACAGCTTAAAGTATCATAATTATTATTTTTATTTATCTTCACTGGTCTGAAATCCAAAACTTGATAAGTTAAATAAATGGTTATGGCTATCGTACCAATGACAAATACTAATGTAAATGGAAAAAAGCGATTCAATAATATTGCTTTCACCTTTTCGGATAAATAACTTGCTATAAATAGAATGAAGGCAATTAAAGCGTAGGTTATACATATAGCGAGTGTTCCCCAAAAAATACGCTCCTTTTTTAAATTATAAACAGTCATATCGTAATCTGAGAGTTCTTCTTCTTTGTCTGAAACAGCACAACTACTTGTTTTATTTCCCATTTATGATTTACGTTCTATATTATATAAATGATTTTATTTCAAGTGTTTTTGTTCCTTTTTGAGATGGTAATTGTGCGTGTTCTAATGGCATTGGTAATGTACTTACATTTTTCCTATAATTTACATATTGTTTAATGTTAGTTATTATTTCATCCACACACCAACGAATAACACGAGTATTCAATTCCAATATTTGTTCATTCATATTAAAATTTAAATTTTTCGAATATTGTAAATAAATAGAACGCATCACTATCGATAATTCTTGTTCAGACTGTTTACCTATCGAATATTCACCATTACTTTTATTATAAACACTATTTATAATTCCCTCTTGTATGATTTCTATATTTTCCTTTGAAAAATACATTTCACTTAAACAATTGCCTGTATATAAGCGATTGATTGTATTGGCTGTCTTTTCTGTGTATAAACTCGGATGTGCGTTATTAATTTTATAAGTAGGTTTATTAACATCAAATAAATTTACTCTGCCATTCAAAATATATTTATTATAATCCATTTATCTTTTCTTTTCTTTCTTAATTTATAGAAAAGATAATGAAAAATATAAATATTTATGTAACGGAATTAGCAAGAAAATTCAACATTAATTTAAAAGATAAAAGTGCTGAAAAGTGTTTATGTGATTGTGTAGAAAATATCATCGTTAATATGATATCCGTAGCATCCTTAATTGCTCTTATAAATAACTCAAAGTCAGTAACGGATAAAACCATTCAAATTCTACATAAATATGTGATTGATAAATGCGGTGGCAAAGGTAGAAAAGTTAAAGGTGGCGGTGGTGATATCGTTCTTCCCTCTGAATTTTATGGAGTTGATAGTAATCGATATTCTGCAGCAAATGCCTCTGCAGATGTCTTATCTATTGATTTCAATAGTGGCATCTTACGTCCTCAAATTGGTGGTGGTTCTACCAGAATGAACGTCATAGGTGATGCCATTAAAGAGGTGTTGGCCAAAAATGATTTAAAGGCATCTGCGTCCATAATAAAGAAGCTTAAGAGTTTCATTGAAAATTACTTATTTTGTCTATTGAAGAAATTACAAGAATCAAAAACCAAGGTTTCAGCAACTCTTATCAAAAAAACTCTTCATTCTGAAAAACTTTTCAATATTTTTAAATAAGGAAATGAGGCATATATATAATTATTAAATGACTATCATTACTATTGATGGCAATATTGGTGCTGGTAAAACTACAATTCTTAATTATATACACGCAAATCATAACATCTATGTTGATTTGGAACCTATTGATAAGTGGAAGCCATTCTTAGATGATATTTATATTAATAAGCGAAAGTTTTTCAATTTTCAAGTCAGGGTTTGGTTAGACCGCTCTTGGATACAAGAGAAGGATAATAATTCCACAATTGTTATGGAAAGAAGTCCTTATTTTATCCGTCATACCTTTAATGAATATATGGCGGAAAATCATAATGTAAATCCACAAGAAAGTAATATCTTAAATGAGTTATATGATAAAACAGATATCATTTGGAAATCAAATTATTATATTTATATTCGCTCATCACCGTCTAAATGTCTTGAGAGAATAATAAAAAGAGGTAGAGAGAATGAGATGAATATTGATTTGGATTATTTGACAGATATTCACAATCTTCACGAATTTGCTTATCAGAAAGCATTAGAGGAGGGAAGAAATATCGTCTGTATTGATATCGAAAATAAGGATATTGAGGAAATAGCAAATGAAATAATTACTTATATTAAAACTCTCAAGTAATTATTTCTTCGATAGTACAATCATAATCCTTATAATAATCTGGATTATAGATTTTTGAATTAAATTCAATGGCCTTATCAACATTCTTAGTAGCTCTTTTAAAGGCATTTAACAAACATTTATTTTTATCATTCTCAAATAAAATGAGTTTTATGGCTGATTTATTTACATAATCCTCAATGACCATCATAACTCTTCTAAAAATCTCAAAGTTACATAAACGTGGATCCGCAATACAAACATCATTAGTTCCATCTTTAATTGCTCTAATCATCTTACCATTACACATAGATGAAACAAAGTCATCAAAAAAGAGAAATCCCAATGGCTTCAGCTTTTCGTGGAAATAAGTGGTTTTGCCACTTCCAGGAAGTCCAATGATAATTATCAGTTTCATATCGATAACTATTAAAAAATGACATTTATCATTTTTTTTAAATTTATGGCTATGAAATACAATAAATCGTTATTGGAAAAAATAATAAAAGAATACGAATGTAAAATAGATTTAGATAAAATTAACTTTAATAAATCTATAAAGGATATTCAAATAGTATATGAATGTAAATGTGGAAAAAGTAATAGTAAAACAACAGCTAATATTTGTAAATATGGTGCATATTGCTCCAATTGTATTAAAAAGCAAAAGGCTGAAAAAAACAATGAAAAGATGAAAAGTAATTTAGAAGATTTTATATTAAAAGCAAAAAAAATGCATAATGATAAATATGATTACTCTCATATTGATAAATATACAAATAATAAAACAAAAATTAAAATAAGGTGTCCCATTCATAATATATTTGAACAAAGACCGGATGACCATTTAAATGGTCATGGTTGTAAAGGTTGTGCGGCTGAAAAAATTAAACAAGCAAAACAATATTCAACAGAAAATTTCATAACTAAAGCCACACATAAATATAAAGAACGATATGATTATTCATTTGTTAAATATATTGATTGTGCTACACAAGTAGAAATTAAATGTAATATATGTAATAAAACATTCTTTACAAGGCCTTATTATCATTTAACAAATAAGGGTGGTACTTGTAATTATTGTAATAACCAATTTTCAAAATCTCAAATTGAATGGTTAGAATTTCTTTCAAAATTTTATAATATTACAATTAAACACGCTTTAAATGGAGGTGAATTTAAAATTCCAAATACTAATTATCGTGTAGATGGTTATTGCGAAGAAACAAATACAGTTTATGAATTTCACGGTGATTTCTGGCATGGAAATCCAAATATATATGACAGTAAATCATTTAATAAATGTACCAATTGCACATTTGGCGAATTATATGATAGAACATTAAAAAGAGAAAATGAAATAACTAATATGGGATATAACTTAATAGTTATGTGGGAAAACAAATGGAAAAAAATAAATAAATCAATAAAAATAATTCAAATGAAATTTAAATCACTTGAATGTATTAAATAATATTTTTAATTGTTCAATATTATCCATGTATTTATTTTTATATTCAAGTCTGTCAACATTTGAATATCCATTGGAAGCCATAATATTCAGATATTTATCAAGTTCTTTTAATCGACTTGAAGTTGTTTCAAGAAAACTACACATAGTATCTGCTATTTGTGTCATTATTATAGGATAAATGTACTTATCCAAGAATACTTGCCAAATATTCATTCCCATATGAATATTTGAATATTTATAGCGAAGACTTGATTTTATAACCATTTGATTATTTTTATTCTCAAACAATTTCTCACAGAAATATTTAAAACTCACATCTGGTCTATTATTTTTAATTTTAGTCATTAACTCATTTTTATCTAAATGACTGATATCAAATTCAATCTTTTCCTCTTCTTTATTAAATGAAATCAAGTTTATATTATAAGTTATATTATTTATAACATTCCCATTTACTATCGTATTATTAATTATCTGTGGTTGAGGTTGTTGAATTTCTATTTGATTGGAGCTTGGTACATCTATCATAACCTCTTCAGATGGTTGTTCCATTAATTCGGCATTCACTACCTTACATTTCTTAATATGAAAGTTTTTGGAATTTCTATGAGCGAAAATCTTATGACATATATGATATTCAAGTGGATTTGAAACACATTTACAAATGATAATATGCTTATTTAAACTATTTTTTGATGAAAGTTTCTTACCACATTTAGAACAAGTCGTTAAATTATTGTTTTTTTGATTATCGATGTTGTCATTTTGATGATTAATTGTACAACTCTTGTCAATTTTATCTCAATGTCTTGTTATGATATGTCGTGAGAAATTAGCCTTAATATTTGTAGAATATTCACAATAAACACAATTATATATATCTGATGACATTATTTATATATATAACTATATTTATATATCATTTTTATAATAAATATACCCTAAAATTGATAAAATGATAAGTATTGTCAGTGTGTTGTGTGATTTTTATTTTTAAAAAGTCCAAAAAAAAATTTTTCAAAAACTCCCAATTGATTTTCCCAATTGATTTTGAAAAACTTTGAACTTTGTCAGAAAGCAAAAAATAGTGATTTTTACAAGTCACTGGGTCAGTAAGGAGGTTTTTAAAAATCAGTAAAAACGATAGCAGAAAAATATATATAAAGCCTATATAAAAATGTTTATGTATATGAAAACTTTAATTGTTATATTGGGAGAAACAAGAGCATCTGATTTAACCTTTAATAAATTTAAGGAAAATGTTTATGATAAATTAAATGCTGATTTATGTGTATGTATTGGTGTGCAACCAGATTACGATTATAATGATCCATTTTATCAATTGGCAAAATACAAATTTTTATATAATGAATCAACCGAATTTAGTGATAGTTGTAAAAATGCGTATGATTATAGTGAGGCCTTCGAAAAAGCATATAAAGAGATTTCAGATGGAAGACCAGAATATGAAAGTTATGATGATTTATTTAATTTAATACCATTACATTGGCAAGAATTTTTTAAAATAAAGTGTATGTTTATGGGTGGACTTAAGAATGAAAAAAACTCACACGTAGGTTCAGGTGGAATATTAATATTTTTCCGTTGGTTTTTGTTGAAGAACTTAAATGAAAATAATTTAATAAATGAGTATGATAGATTTATTATTACAAGAAGTGATTATATTTATAATTTACCATTTCCTAAACTTGAATTAATGTCACCTGAATATATTTGGATACCCAATGGAGAATATTATGAAGGCTACACAGATAGACAAGTAGTATTATCAAAAACAAATATAAAATCTTACTTAAATATTCTTTCTAATATGACACTTCGTTCAAATGAATATTACAATAAAATGAAGTCGTTCGATGAATGGAACTTCGAAAGATTAATTAAATTTCACTTAGAACAAAATAACGTAGTACATTTAGTAAGAGAATATCCTTATATTATGTATACCGTCAGAAGAGAAAATGGCAGAACAACCTGGGGCTATGGTGAGTATTCACATCATCATGGATATTATATTAAATATATGCCAGAATATTATAGTTTTTGTAAATATAAACAATTATATGAATCATCTGGATACCAATCCATTGATGATTTTTATGCCACGATTATTAAGAACTAACTACTGTAAGGTTAATCCAACCATCATAATACCCATTTGAATAGTTAACTAAGAGGAATTTAAAGGTTGTATCATCAGTAAATGTGAATTCATATAGATGAGGAATAGCTACTAAATCATCCATATCTTCATCATCAATCTCAACATCGAAATAATTAGGAACCTCAATTTCATCAATAGACTTGATTGTTTTACCAATCATTTTCTCAAATCTATAATCCTCCCATTGAATGATTACACTACAGGAGCAACAGTCACCAATGGCATCTATTTGAAATTTCTTATTTCTATCAGTATCAATCCAAAGACGCTGATACTCGTCATTCCAAGTCAATTTTTCATCCTCGTCGAAATTAACAGCGGTAATCGTAAAGGGATGATACTCCTCAAAGTCAATATACATCTTTATAAATAAAAATTAAAAAATAAGAATCATTTTTTTATTCTATCACACTCACATCAATCCAACCATCATAATAACCATTTGAATAATTAACCATAATAAACTTGAAAGTAGAACCATCAGTAAATAGAAATTCATATAAATGCGGAGTTGCACAATCACCGAAACATTGCAAATCATCATCAGGCTCAACTTCGAAATTATCGGGAATTTTAATTTGTTCTAATGATTCAATAGTTTTACCTATTATTTCACTAAACTTGAAATTTTCCCATTCACTGATTACACTTACTGAACAGCAATCACCAAATGCTTCGATTTTAAATTTCGCACCACCATCGGTATCAATAGAAACATACTGATACTTTCCACTAAATCCTTCGTCGGCGAAAGTAACATCAGTGATTGCAAAGGGGTATTTCTCAAAGTCAATGAACATCTTTTATGATTAAGAATTAAAAAATAAGAATCATTTTTTTATAGAAGATGGATTGATTCATTGAAATTAATTTAAAATTTATTTTATTCGTATTATTTTTCAAAATAGAAATTGCATTTTTATTCATAGATAAATATTCCCAACAAATCTTATCTAAATTATCAATAATGAGTGGAATAGCATTTGGGTTTTGAGCCAATAAAGAATAATTAATCTTATCTTTATTTTCATTCAGAATAGAAATAGCATTTTTATTGATAGTAAGTAAATTATAATCAATCTTCGATGGCTCTTCTAATAATAAAGAGATGGCGTTTTTATTTAAATTCAAGGTACCATAATCAATAAAACTTTTGTCCTCTTTTAAAAGCTTTATAGCATTTGGATTTTGAGATAAATAAGCAGGATTTATTTTTGTTTTATCCATGATTAATAAACAATTCCTATTTAAATTAAACTCGCGCCAACTAATCATATCCCTATTTTCATTTAAGATAGGAATAGCATTTCTATTTAAAGAAAGAAAACGCCAATGAACTAAATCCATCCTTTCCCTTATTAATGGGATTGCGTTTTTATTCAAACATAGAAATTTATAATTAATCTTATCTTTATGTTTTAGTAGCAATGGTATTGCCTTTGGATTTGCCGATAACTTATTCCAATCAATATCAGGAATACGAGCATCATTTGTATGAATCAAAAATTGAATATAATTGATAGCCGTTTTATTGAAAGATAGGTATTTAAGCTCCAATTTATCTAAATAGGGATAAATGAATCTTCTTGGTTTATAAATGAATAAATACTTATTTTCCATTTTTCTAAAAAAATGATTTTCTTTTTATATAAAAATAATTATAGTAATTTGAATTATGGCCGATACCACTGTTGATAACAAGTACAAGAAGCACGAGCTACGCAGTCATATCTATAATAGACCTGCGATGTATATCGGCACTATCGAGCCAAATACTATCGAAACCTTTGTAATTGATAACTCGAATAAAATCATAAAGAAAACGATTACTTATATTCCTGGTTTATTCAAGATTTTTGATGAAGCGATTGTGAACGCAATTGACCATTCCGTGAGAACTCGTAAAGACCTCACTGATGGTAAGGTTGATACCATAATTGTCAAAAACATCAAGATTCTTATTAATAAAGCCACTGGTGTCATTGAAATTTTCAATGATGGTAATGGTATTGAAATAGTGAAGCATAGTGAATATGGTATTTGGATACCTGAATTGATATTTGGAGAGTTATTGACTTCCAGTAATTATAATGATGATGAGATTAAGACTGTAGGTGGGGTGAATGGCTTAGGTATCAAACTTGCTAACATCTTTTCCAAAGAGTTTACGATTGAAACTGTGGATCATATTCGCAAGAAGATTTATAAACAGACCTTCAAAGATAACTTGACGATTAAGGAAATACCCGAAATTAAGAGTTGTCAAAAGAAGCCTTATACGAAGATTACCTTTCTTCCAGATTATGCTAAATTTGGATTGAAAGAACTCACCGATGATATCTATGATTTATTCAAGAGACGGGTTTATGATGTTTCGGCTTGTACCGATGCTGCTGTCAATGTTTATTTGAATGATACAAAGATTCCTGTTAAAGATTTTGAGAAATATGCAGACCTCTTCTTGGATACTAAGACGACTCAACCGAGGTTTTATGAAAGTCCTAATGAAAGATGGGAGGTCGTTGTTGCTGTGAGTACCACTGGTACCCACGAACAAATGTCATTTGTGAATGGTATTAATACCATCCGTGGTGGCAAACACGTTGAATATATCACAAATGCCATCACCAAGAAGTTAACGGAGATGACATTGGCAAAGAAAAAGAAGACGATTAAGCCTCAACACATTAAAGATAATCTCTTCGTATTTATTAAATCTGTGATTGAGAATCCTTCTTTCGATAGTCAATCGAAGGAAACATTGATGACTCAGATTACTAAATTTGGGTCTAAATGTGAGTTAACGGAGAAGTTTTATGAAAAGTTATATAAATCTGGAATTATTGAGAATGCTTTGAGTGCTACTGAGGTAGTGGAGCAAAAGAAACTCACGAAAACGGATGGAAAGAAAGTTAATAAGATTATCGTCTCAAAATTGGATGATGCTAATCTTGCAGGAACTAAGGATAGCAGTAAATGTACTCTTATCTTAACAGAAGGAGATTCAGCAAAAACTACTGCTATTGCTGGTTTGAGTGTAATTGGTAGAGATTATTATGGTGTATTTCCCCTTCGTGGTAAGATTATGAATGTGAAAGATGTTACTTATCAGAAGATTAGTGAAAATGCTGAAATTACAGCCCTCAAGAAGATTTTAGGGTTGGAACAAAACAAGGATTATTCGGATGGTATTCAATCCCTTCGATATGGAAAGATTATGATTATGACTGACCAAGACCACGACGGAAGTCATATTAAGGGATTGTTGTTTAATGTTTTCGAGACATTATGGACTTCATTATATAAATATGATGGTTTTATGACATCTCTATTGACTCCGATTATCAAGGCTACCAATACTCAAACAAAGGAGGTATTATCCTTCTATAATATGAGTGATTATGAGAATTGGAGTGAAAGTCTTAAGAATAAGAGTCAATGGAAAATTAAATATTATAAGGGACTTGGTACATCTACCGATGAGGAAGCCAAGGATTATTTCAAGAATATGAAGAAGATTACTTATAAACATACGGAGAAATCAGATGAATTTATCAATCTTGCCTTTAATAAAAAGAGGGCAGATGACAGAAAGGAATGGTTATCGAAATATGATAAAGATGAGGTTCTTGATTATAAAGAAGAAGTCGTAGATTACGAGACTTTCATTAATAAAGACCTCATTCATTTCAGTAATAGAAATTTGGAACGTTCTATTCCAAATATTATGGATGGACTCAAGGAGAGTACTCGCAAGATTCTATTTGCCTGTTTTAAAAGAAAGCTTTATACGAATGAGATTAAGGTTGCGCAACTTGCTGGAAATGTGAGTGAGGTAACCGCTTATCACCACGGTGAAAACTCTCTTCAAGAGGCAATCATCGGAATGGCACAGATTTTCGTAGGAACTAATAATATCAATTTACTGTCACCCAATGGTCAATTTGGAACACGTATTCAAGGTGGTGAGGATGCTTCATCGCCGAGATATATCTATACAATCCTATCAAAATTGACGAGATTGTTATTTAAGGAGGAAGATAATGCTATCCTCAATTATTTAAATGATGATGGTGTAAGCATTGAGCCCGATTATTATATTCCAATTATCCCAACCATTCTCGTGAATGGTTCTATAGGTATTGGCACTGGTTATTCGACAAATATCCCTCAATTTAATCCTGAAGAGATTATCAAGATTTATCTTGGATTCATTCGTGAGATTAAGGAAAAGATTGGTGATGTTTTAACGGATGAAAATATTCAATCATCGATTTCATTAATCAGAGAGAAAGAGATTGATGAGATTGAACCTTATTATCTCGGATTTAAGGGAGATATTTATAAGAATGAAAAGGGAATTTATAATTCAAAAGGAAATTACAAGTGGATTGATAATTCCACTGTGGAAATCACTGAACTTCCTATTGGAACCTGGACTGAGAATTATAAGGAATTCTTGGAAGATTTGATTGTTAAGAATAATCCCAATCTGAAATCATTTGAAAGTCATTATACCGCTAAGAATGTTAAGTTTATATTAAAGTTATCAGATAATGCGAAAGAAACACTTGATTCCAAGTTTCTACAAGAGTTTAATTTAACCTCGAGTAAAAACCTCGGATTGAATAACTTACATTTATTCACACCCAAGGGTAATATCAAGAAATATGCCAATATTGCCGAAATCTTAAAGGAATGGTCTTATGTTCGTATTGAGAAATATCAAGCGAGAAAAGATAATCAGTTAAAAACGATGGAGGATGAATATCTAATCCTTTCTGCGAAAATTAGATTTATCATTGATGTTATCAAAGGGACTATTATTATTATGAATAAGAAAATGAAAGAAGTGGAGGAACAATTGGAAGCCAAGGATTATTATAAATATCAAGATAGTTATGATTATCTGCTTCGTATGCCTATCTCACAACTTACAACTGAAAAAAAAGAGCAACTGGAAATGGAGGTTAAAAAACTCAAGGATGAAATTGAAACACTGAAGAAGACTTCAATTATGAATATCTGGGAATCTGAGTTATTAACTCTACTGGAGGAATGGATGAAACATAAAAAGGAGATATTAGAGGATTATGAGAATGATTTGAAGGGAGAGACTAAAAAACAAACGAAACGAAGAAAGTAATCAAGTCATTCATCCCCCATAAACTAACGTCTTCATTTTTATTTATGAAATATTTCCATTTATAAGGAATGATTAAAGATTGGTCTTTTTTCAATTTAATTGCTATTATTCTATCATTTTCATCTGGTATTTTTGAAGAAATACTTGCTTTATATATGATTACTTCAGTATCGGCGTTGGCATTCATAAATAGATATTTGTAATTGTTATGTTTCCATTCAGGCTCGTCATTATCATTAGTATCCAACTTTTTAATAAAGTTATAATTAAACCAAGAATAAATCAAATCTTCTTTTTCTTGAATATAATCATCAATTACAATGGGTTGTCTTGTATATAAAATAGGAAAGGTGAAATCATTAACAGTTGTTTGAAGGATTTGAGTGGAGGGTGGAAATATGAAATAACAGGAAATATAAATCAAAATCAAAATTATAATTATGATTAATATTAAATTCATTTATTTATTATAAATAGAAAAATTATGGTGAAAAAACCTAACCTGAAGAAAGGTGGTAAAACCTTTGTTGAAAAACTTTTGGGTACAACAGTCGAGGGACCTTTTATTGCTGATGACATCGATTATAATATTAAGAAGGGTAGGAGTGTGGCTTTAAAAGAGGAATATAAATTAAGAAAGGAGCTTGCTGATGAAGATTATAAAATTGCTGAAAATAAATTAAATAATGAGGAGGATAAAAATCAAAAGATAGCTGACAGAGATTTCAAATATAAGAAACTTAATGACGATAACTTTAAATTCAAATTACAGTTATTTTGGAATTTTATTGTTACCTTAGTAAGTGGTTTTTTAAATATCTTTGCCAAGTTTTTTAATTTCCTAAGAGAGACCACAAGTTCAGTTATCATTCCTGGTGGCAAAGCGGTATTTGATATCTTAATAAAGATTGGTTTTTTTATTGCTGAATTATTTAATGTTGGTGAAGGAGCAATTGTAAAATTAATCGTTTTGATTGTAATTATTGGTATTTGTATTGGTATCGGTTTTATGTTATTCAGTCCATCAACTGGAGGTACAAATATCAATAGTGTTACGGATAAAACAAGTTTAGATGTTTTTGTTAAAATGGAACAACCCTCTTTCCTCGGTAGTTTTACAAGTAGTATTAATAACTTGGTTCCTGATAGTTATAAGATACAATTTACGTCTTTTAAAAATTTAATTAATAAAGCGTTTGGGAATGATATTGTAGCAAAATCTATCAATAATAAACCAAGAGAGGATATTAAAGATGAAGGGAGATATAATGGAGTTACCAATGTTCGTATTGATGACAGTTCACGTATTTATTCCATATTACAACCCAAAAATAAACCTTGGGAGATTAATTTGAATGATTATGAAAATATTGATTTTCATAAATTACCAGAAGAGGTTAAAACTGATATCTTAAAAACAAAAAATAATCGTGATTTTGTGGAGGATTTTGACAATTATAAACTTAAATATAACTTTCAATCTAAGACTGTCACAAATATGACTAATAATGGGGAGGTAAAACGATATAGATATGAATTGGATGCCACGAATACACCCATTAAACCTGATAATAATTTAATAAATAATTTTACTATAAATGAGGTTAAAATAGACCCAATAACAATCACAGATAAAGATATAGATAGAGATAAGGCTAAATTGATGTTCAGTTATGAAAATGGCAAATTTATATATCCTCAAGTTATCTATAATAAAAATAAAAATTATAATAGTAAAGATATAATTCAATGAGTTATTGTCCTATCATAAATAAAGATAATAAACTTTTTATACAGCCAGGAGAGGTATGTGGTTTTACGGCATTGGAAAGAATAAGGGGATTTAATTACGGCGAATTTAATTCAAATGCGAAATATGTATATAACAGTAATTCTATTTTTCCAACCATCTTAGGAGAGGATTTTAATTACAAATATAGAGACCCTTACTCGAATGATTATATTTATCAATATGATAAAAATAAAAAGGATTTGTGTTATCAAATTGGTAAAAATGAATGGGCTTTAAATTGTGCCATTCACCATCAAAACCCCTTATATACCTATAATAGTCAAACGAAGAGTTGTGGATTGATTCCAAATATAAGTCTTCCTTCTGGATTCAAGATTGGAAAAGAAAAAAAGAAAAGTTATTTATATTTCGAAAGTGATAATAAAGAACTTCCCACACACGCATATAAAGACAAAAAGGCCTTTTGCGAAAATAAATGGTTTGATTGGATAACTACTCCTAATTATCATTTCGGAAATCAATATGAGAAGGATAGTGGTGTTTATTCAAAAGAAGATGTTAGGAAATGTTACAAACCCTGTGGGTTAGGATATATGCCTTATTTTACTACGGATAATAAATATATATGTGTTCCTAAAGCTGAGGCTAATGATGGGATTTATGCCAATAAATTCGACTTTTCTCCAATAGCCCTCATTAATCTCATTGGAAATTCAAGAGAAACCTTGGATGCCTTACATAAATCATTTATATTAGATAAATTTATCACTTATAGCAATAATCCAGATATTGAAACTAATTTTTATTTACAAAGCAATTTGATGTATAATGGTGATAATAAGGAGGTGAATATTGGTATTGAAAACATCAAAAATAGTATTACTACTAATATAATCAATAAAAATATCATAAAAATACCGATTATTAATAATACAAATATAATCTCATATCGTAATCCTAATTTTAAAGAAAATGATGCTGAGCTATTAACATTAAGAGGAATGGCTGGCACTGATATGTTAAGTGACCCGATATTAATTCATACCTATTTATTAGCACATCATTATCATAAATTTATTACCACCGATGTATCCAATTATAATAATTATTTTAAAAGTGATGATACAGATAAAAATAACTTAATTTTTGATAATATTAAAAATCATAAATTTAATCTCAAATTCAATATGGATAATTTATTTGGCGATGATTATGAATATAATCGAGATAAAGATAAGTATTTACAGCGATTAGCAAATCTTCTCTATAAAGCGATTAATATCTGTTATGATAATAATAGTGATTTTAGTAAGAATCTAATTATCTATACAGATAGAGCTTTTAAGAATTATTATCCAATATTAAATGGGGAAGTGGTAAGTAGAAGGATATTTGGTACACCACCTGTTGATTTCTATAACATCCCTTATAATCAAAATTTAAAATTTGAATTAACTGTTCCCTTTTTGGAATCTGAAATTATCGATAATAATGATTACTTATTTTCCTATATTGAGTCTATTTTCAATATGGATAGAAACAGAGCTTTAAAATTAACACCTAAATTAGATACTAATAAAGATAAAATTAGGGATTTCTATGCTCCGACTAAAAATAAACAAGTTTTCTTTTATACAAAAGAAGATAATGAGAGATTGAATGATTGTAAATCGGGAGAAATTTTAAATGGTGATAAGAAATGTAAGAGTTGTGGAGAGGTTTGTAATAAAGATACGTGTAAAACAAATCCGCGTTGTGCCTATTTTTGTGATGACATTTGTGCTGAAATTGATGAAAGAGAAATTGATAGTGGTGGAAGATGTGGTAATAAAAGAAAGGCGGTTGAAAAGAAGGAAAAAGAGGGGAAAACGGAAATTAAAGACCCTATAAGTGAAAATTATCAAATTCCGGAATTTACTACCATTTTTAAATCAGCAATTAAAATCTTTTTCGCCCTGATTATTTTATATATGTGTTATATCTTTTATCAAATTTATGGTGAAACAATCACAACTCTATTGAATTTACTCTTATTCAACATTTATAAATTTGCAGATTGGGTTAAACTTTTATTCAAGTCGAATGTGAATGAATATCAATACGAATTTGATGTAAAGGATTATGTACGTAAGAATGCCAGTAGTAAATATGAGAGGGTTATGAATAAACTAAAAACCCCTATTATTTCTTCTTAAATTCATCAATAAATCTTTTTGAGGTTGTTGAAAAATCCACCATAGGTCTTGGATAATTAATTCCACTCACTTCTTTTTTATCCCAATTAAGAATAATCTTATTATCCACATCTCTTAATTCAGGAATCCATTTCTTAATATAAACACAATCTTTATCAAATTTCTGTAATTGAGCCATTGGAGAAAAAATACGAAAATAAGGTTGACTGTCCGTTCCTGTAGAAGCACTCCACTGCCATCCACCATTATTCGAAGAGGGGTCATAATCGACAAGCTTCGTGGCAAAATAATGTTCCCCTTTTCGCCAATCGATGAATAGATTTTTCGTAAGAAAAGATGCCACAATCATTCTACATCTATTATGCATCCATCCACATTCATTCATCTGTCTCATTGCAGCATCCACCAATGGATATCCTGTTTTTCCTTCTTTCCAACGATTAAAATAGGCTTCATTGGTATCCCATTTAATATTCGTATATTTCTTATTATAAGCACTATTGAAGATATAAGGGAAATTAAAGGTTACATTTGCGTAGAAATCGTGCCATAATAACTCACGAATAATTCCGTGTTTTAATGGTAAAGAATAATAAACCTCTCGAATACTTATACATCCAAATTTAATATAAGCACTTAGTTTCGTTGTTTTATCCAAATAAGGAAATTCACGTTCATCGTCATAATTCTTAAAATAATTATCCCTGAGTTTTTTAATGATAACTAAGGCATTTTTGCGACCTCCATTGACCTTTATATTAGGATTGTTTTTGGGTTTTAAGGTAGTAGCATAACTACTTAAAGGTTTTGCAGACGAATCTTTTATAAATGAAAATTTTGAATTACCATCAATGGCAGGTGGTTTTCTAATGATTGCTTTGCGATAAAATGGAGTATACATCAGATATGGCTTTCCGTCATATTTGGTAATTTCGCCAATTTTATGAAGAGTATAATCCTCTTCAGCTATGACATCGATATGATTGACCAAACACCATTTCTTTATTTCCTCATCTCTTTTGATAGCATAAGGAGTATAATCTTTATTAAAACCAACAACTTTGATATCAGAAAACTTACTTTTAAGGGTATTTAGAATAGTGATATCACTATCTGTATAATAGAAATTGAGTTCTGGTAATTCCTCAAGACTTTCAAATAAGAATTGGGCAGAATTGGAGGAATAATATTTATTCTTATCTTTGTCAATTTGATGCTTATTAAAGATAAAAATAGGAAGAATCTTAATTCCCTTATAAGTGTCTCTAATCTTATTTAAGGTTGTGTTATCCACTAATCTTAAATCTCTTCTGAATATAAATATTGCTATTGACGAAGACATCTAATTATTATATATATATATTCTTTATTTGATATCAATGGCAATATTTTTAGTTAAACAAAACTTTTTAAATGATAGATTTATTAACCTCTTATTATATTTCTTATTGTGTAATATAGCATCTTCGCCTATTATCTTACTTAAATTTAACATATCACCGGCTTGATTATTAAAAACAGCATTATCATTTAAAGTTTTAATTATTCCTTTTATATATTTTCGTTGCTCTATTACTAATATTGATTTAATATCAATAGAATCATTCAAAAAATATTCAAAAATGTTGAATAAATCATTTGAACTGTATTGAGCTAATTCAATTACTTTTGGAAATCTACGAGGCATTCCTTCATTATATTTCATAAAACAATCCATCATTTTATCTTTGTAACCAGCTACTATAACAACAATACAACCAATAAATTTATCAATGAAATTAATCAATTCACCTATTACCTCCTCTGAATAACTATCTGCGTTTTTACCATTACAAGGAGTAAGGGTATAAGCTTCATCAATAAAAACAACGCCTTCGAGACCGTTAGAAAGAACTTTACGTGTTTTAAGTCCAGATTGTCCTTGATATGCTGCTATTAAATTTGATTTTGTGGCCATAATTACATTTGTGGTGACTAAAATACCTAAATTTTTCATAACATTTGCAATAACACCAGCAACTTTAGTTTTACCACTACCTGCAGAACCAGTAAGAACATAATTATTAAATCCCTTGAAGAAAAAGGTTGGAACTTCAATAAACATATAAACAATTTTAATTAGTGAAATTCGTATGTCTTCTCTACTTTTACCTTTCAGACTAAAAATACCATTATCAGGGTCTTCAATTATTTGAAGCAATGCTTCTCTTTTTTCTTTTATTTTATTTGGATTAGATTTAATATCATTTAATTTATCATATATAGTTGATTTCATTTTATCTATGGTTTCATTTAAATTTGTTTCCAATTTATCTTTAGCAGTCTCTTTTTTATTATCCAAACCTTCCCAATCAACCTTACTAAGTTTTTTGTAAGTTTTCAATTTAAATTCAAGTGCTTTAACTTCACCATCTATAGCCTTTAAAATAAATTTATCGTTTTTAATATCACTTTTAAGTTTATCAATACTATATTCACCTGTTTCAATTTCATTTATTTCCTTTTTTATATCTTGCAGATATTTGGAATCTGCTTTATTTATATTGATTAAAACAATATCCTCTCTTTCTTTTAAGGGTGATATTTGTTTTTTTGGCGGTGATTTAGATAATGATTTAAGTTTTCCCTTTTCATATTTAATCTTACCAATTGACTGATAAAATTCAATGGTTTCAATAATCTTAGCTTTTAGCTTAGCACCTACATAATTAGTTATAATATCATTATAATTTTCAATTGTAATAGTTTCATTTATTTTTTTAAATAATTCTTTTATTTTTGGTATGGTAAGTTTCTTTAAATCCAATTCTTCAATATAATAAACTTCTTCTTTTGGTTTAATTTTAATATCATTATATAAACCAGAATTCATTATTACACAAAACTTTGTCGCAATAAATTTTTTATAATCCTTATCAGTTTTAAGTGTTTTAAATACCAATTCTTGATGGTGATTTGGATATAATTTTATAAAACCATCATAATCATTTTTAAATGTTTGAATTGGAAGAAGCATTATTGGGTCATTATCATCAATTGTACATTTTTTCCTTTTTTTCAAACTATTATATAAAAGCGAATTCATATAAAATGTCATTTCAATAATTATCTATTATAATGCTTTTTTTTATTATTTTTGTATCAAGTAATTATAAATACGGAATTTTTAAGTTAAAAAGGCTTCTTGATTATTATCAATTCACTGATTATAAAATTATCATTAATTCCAATAATTATCATTTCGATTTAGATTTTGAGGCGAGTTGGATTAATATTCACGATGAACTTAAAGCTCTTTTATTTGCCATTGACTACTTTAATATTCAAGATGATGATTTCATTATTAAATTTAATGCCAATTGTTCCCTTAAATCCCACAGTCCATTCTTGAGAGCTCTTAGGGATAATGATGATAATTATTATGAGGTTATAAGTAAATATTTCTTTACAGATATCATAGGAATTCGATGTTTTTATGTGAAATTCATAGAAAAAAATAATGACATTCATATAGATTTAAGATGGGAAAAAGTGAAAAGTCTTATTTCTGACAAAAAACAATTGTATCTCGAATATTTAGGAATAGATATATCCCAAACAAGAAGCAATCCCTACACAATTTATTAATATAACCGTACATAGACATTTGATAGTCCTTTTAATTTGATTATTTTCATCTTTTAATTTCATAATTACATAAGTATTATTTATTTGAATCGATTTTAACTCATTTATTTTCATATTGATGATATCTATGGCTTCGTCAATATCATCCATTCTTTCGATTAAATCAGTTATCATTTATAACCTTACAGGAGGAAAATGTTTTTCTATGTAATGCGTGAATTCCGTGAAGTTTAATCGCCTCTCTATGTTTCAATGTTGCATATCCCATATTATGATGTAAATCATATTTAAAGAGGTCTTTTTCCTTTTCAAGTAATTCCAATATTTCATTATCGTGAAAATCCTTTGCTACTATCGAAGCTGCTGCCACATTAAGATAGGTGTTATCCGCCTTTGGAACACATTCATAATCAATGATTAAGTCATCACCATCGTCATTATCGTCATAAATAGGAATAATGGGACGAAAATGATTACCATCCACGATTATATTTGTAAACTTAATCCCTTTTCTCATAACTTCATATAAAGCAAGATGCATAGCCTTCATTGAGGCTTCAAGGATATTAATCCTATCAATCTCATCTGGAGGAACAACTCCAATTCCATAGGCAATCGCGTGTTTCTTTATATACTCAGCAAGCATTTTTCTTTTCTTAAACGAAAGCTTTTTAGAATCTTTAATTTGGAGATAGGTATCATCTGGAAAAACTTCAGGTAAAATTACAGCACAAGCCACAACATTCCCAAATAACGTCCCTCTACCTACCTCATCCACACCAACAGTCGTAATAGGAGATTTAATCATAAGTAATAATAATCTTTATTTTTCATATCATTTTTTATCAATAAATTCACAAGCCTTTTCGAAAGCAACTTGAATAGTAAGCATTCTTATTATAGATGATAATATAGAGGTATTTATTTTTTTCCATTCAGGTGGAGCAAGTTTTAATAGTTGGGTTTCAACTCTTATAGAACCATCCTTATTATAAGCGGCGAGACCTATGAAAACCTCCCCCAATTTCTTTAAATCTTCTTTATAAGGCATTGAATGACCACTTACAGATATCGCAAATGTAGCATTTGTCTTTTTCAAGACACCAATAGCCATTTCCTCCACACATTTATGACTATAAACATTTGAATCAGTTATTGATAATAAAACCTTCTTAGCATCAGTATCATAAACACAAAAAGAGCCGTATTTACAAGAACCGGCAAAGGGGATATCCACCAAGGTTGAAAACATAAGACCAGCAGTCATAGATTCTGCAGTTGCTATCTTAAGCTTTTTCTTTTTTAACTTCTTTAATAATTCATAGCCATTATAATGGGCATTTGTTTTGGCGAAACTTAGGACATCTTCAGGACGTAATGATTCGAAGGACGGGTCTGTCATTATCTAATAATAATTACAAAAAAATGAGTTTAAGATTATAAATAATAGTTATAGATAAGTGTTGTAAGGATGGATGATGATTTGCTATATCAATTTAATAAGATATTATTGGAAAAAAGAAATGAAATTATTGAAATCGCAAATAGCAAGAAAAGGGAAAATAAAAAAATGACAGACGTCAATAAATTAGATAGAGATACAAATACAACTCTTAACAGACTCAAGGTGGAAAATGAGAAGAAAATTAAGAATTCGGCGAGATATAAGAAAAAGGAGGAGTTATAAATGTATGGAGCAAATCAAAGCTATTCTCAATGAATTGAGACAAAGACCCTTAATTAAACAAAGAACACCTGAATGGTTTAAGTTGAGGGAAAATAGACTTACGGCAAGTGATTTGTATGATGCTATTAAAAACCCTCTTAGTTTAGCAAGAAGGAAATTAAAAGGGGTTACTTATAATTCATCGGCTATTCCGGCATTAAAATGGGGGACGATGTATGAACCAATGGCAACTCGTATTTATGCAAATATAGTTAAAAAGGAGATTTATGAATTTGGATTGATTATTAATGATGATATTAAAAACTTTGGCGCATCTCCTGATGGTATTACGAATGACGGAATTATGATTGAAATTAAATGTCCTATCAAAAGGAAAATTATTGATGGTTGTATTCCTGATAAATATTATTATCAAATTCAAGGTCAATTGGCTGTTTGTAATTTAAAGGAATGTGATTATATTGAGTGTGAATTTAGTGAATTTGATGATGATAATGAGTATTTAAGTGGAGTTAAAGGTCTTGATAATTATAAACACGGGATTATTGCTGAACTTAAGATTAGAAGTGATTATAATTATCATTACTCGACGGATAATCAAGAAGCAACTGAAAACCTTAAAGAGATGAAGGCCTATGAAGCGAAGGGTTATCGATTAATTTATTGGAAATTAAATTTGATTAATATTCAAAAAGTGGCTTTTGACGAAGAGAAGTGGAAAAATGAAATTGAAGCAAAAATTAACAACTTTCACGATATTTATATGAAAGAAAAAAAGGAAAATAATCCATTAAATTTATTTATTAATGAGGATGATTAGAATTCGGCAATAAAAGCTCTATTTATGGGTATTGTGGGAAAACTACCAGTATTTATACTAATAGAACTTCCATTATTTCTAAATTGAACAGTGGTGTTTGGAGGAACGGCAGATGATATTTGAGTTACAGCATTTTTTCCATTTATGGTTATTGATTGTATTGGCTGTGTGCCAGTTAAGCTGTTATATAAAGTTACTGACCCACTTGCTGGTGTGTTTATTTCAAATAACTCGATATTTATCGAAGTTCCGACAGGAATTTGAAATTTAGATTTAATATAAATATCTAATACGGTACCTGGAACATTATCTGGAGGTAATGAGATATTGGAAAGGCTGTAATTGCCAACGATGAGTTTTCCAGTAGGTGGTTGAGCAATAAAACTATTTATTTTTCTTATCTCATCCATATTATATTTATAAGTATTATATGGTTGAGTGGGAGTTGTTGAATTATACATAACCTTAGCATCATCATATCTCGTGGTATCTGATAATAAATTCAAATTTTTCATATAAACATTATTTTCATTGATATAAAGACCGGCTTCTTCACCTGTGCCACCAAGATAGATGGAATTTGAGTTAAAATCAAAATTGGCGAGAACTCTTCCAGTGCCAGATTTTTTAATATTCAAGTTATTTACGGATCCAGTAGTGCTGGCACTTGGATAGATATTAAAGTTTCCATTTTGAACATTTAAATCAATACAGCTATTTGAATTAGCATAATCACAAATCTTTAATGATCGTTGATTTGGATCAGTTTTAATAGTCATTCCAGAAGCAGCATCAATTCTTTGAAGTAATGATAGAGATAAATTGGGGGTTACTCCAAAATTATAATTAAAAAGAGCTTCATTAATGGAAGCATTATTATTTCTAAATTCAAAGAAATTTTTGAGATTATTATCAAATCTACTTAAATTAGATGAGGTGTTCGCATTTAGAATGGCATTTGTATTTAAATTAGATGAAAATAATGATAATTGTGGAGTGGTGGTATTAACATAAGAGGTAAAATTGCTGGTTAAAGATGATAAATCAGAATTGGTTTTTGAGGTAATGCCGCTATACTTACTATCCACTGTTGATATATTATTAACAATAGTCTTATTCGTATTATTTATATAATCACTTGTTTTTCTAAAATTGGCATTTACCTTATCCTTATTATCACTATAGTTATTATAAAAATATGATATTAATACAAATACCAAAATCAAAACTATTATAATAGTTATCATAATTAAGGCATAAAATAATTCATTCATTTAATTAATTCTATTAAATATTAATTATTTTTATTTCGCTAAGTGTTTCGTCATTGCTTCCTTTTACTGGTTCAGGTAATTGAATATTTGAATTTATATTCGATTGAAATGATTCAACTTTTACATCAAGCAATGGTTGCTTTTGACCTTCATCCTTACCATCCGTTCCTTCAGACATATCATTATTTTCTACTTCATCAGAATCATCATCATCAGAATCATCATCATCAGAATCTTCATCATCAGAATCTTCATCATCAGAATCTTCATCACTACCTTCATCAGAATCTTCATTACTACCTTCATCACTACCTTCATCACTACCTTCATCATCTGAATCTTCATCATCAGAATCCTCACCACCTTTTTTGACTTTTACTGTTTTGATGAAATCTTTTACTTCAGTTTCTGTGGCTAATTTAAGGATGGCTTCTAAATCATCTTTTTTGAGTGTATTATATCCTTTTATAGTAGGAAATTTGGATTGTATTTCTTTGATTAAATCTTCTTTTGTTTGTTTCCCTTTTTTAGCTTGTTGTGGTGCCGCTGTAGCTTTCTTTTTCATATCCTTAGTTTTGACAAATTCTTTAGCCTCTTCTATGGTAGTTAATTCTAAAAGATATTCAAGTTGCTCTTTATTTAATGATTTATAGGCTGTTAATTTTGGAAATTTAGCCTGAACCTCTTTTAATAAATCATCCTTCTTTTTAGCAACTTTCTTAACTTCTTTCTTGATTTCTTCTTTTTTCTTCTCTTTTTTCTTCTCTTCTTTCTTTTCTTCTTCTTTCTCTTCCTTAACTTCTTCAATAATAGTTGGTGTAATGTCAGTGAATTCATCTTCTCCTTCAACAGTTGGTATATCTACATAATCACAATTGAACCGCATTTGAACTCCCATTCCTTCAAACTCTTGAGCAAATAATTTGAAAGTATAAGGTGTTTCTATTATATTTACCTCTGTGTTTCCGCATAATTTACAGAAAGAATTTCTAATTTTATTTTCATATACAGGAAGAGTACCACAATTATTGCAAACTCTCCATCTATATTTATCTGACCTCTCCATCATACTTTCTTTAATAAATCGAGATATACCATGACTGATTAAACTATCACGTTCCATTTCACCAATACGTAAACCACCTGCCTTTCGTCTGCCACCAGTGGGCTGTCTCGTTAATTGAACATTAGGACCCACACCTCTGGCATTAATCTTTTCAGCAACCATATGTTTCAAACGGAAGTAATAAGTGGGACCGATGAAAATCTCTGTATTCATCTGTCGCCCCGTTTGACCATTATATAAAATCTCATTTCCAAATCTCTGATAACTATTTTTTTCCAAATGATTATAAATACTCTCATAATCAAGATTGATAAAAACTGTACCATCACCCAAAAATCCCTCAAGACAACAAAGCTTCGCATACACACATTCCACCAAATGACCTATCGTCATACGCGATGGAATAGCATGAGGATTCACTATTAAATCAGGACGAACTCCATCTTTAGTGAAAGGCATTTGCTCCTCTGGTAAAATCATTCCAATAACTCCCTTTTGACCGTGTCTCGAACAGTGTTTATCCCCAAATTCAGGAATTTTAATTTTCATCAATCTTACCTTACAAACTTTAACATCATCTTCCATTGTTTTTGTTCCCACATAAACTTTATCAGCATAACCATAATAACTTTCATCACTTACGATCGATTGGTCTTTATAAATAGTCCTTTTCTTAACTTCCTTAAATAAACCATTATTTACCTCTTCCATAACTTCAACTTCCAATATCATTCCAATGATAACTGCTTTTTGTCCTCGAGGAATATAAGAACCTTCTTTTATAATACCATCATCGTCTAATAAATCATAATTGGCGTGTTTAAATTGGATATTTATACTTCCATCTTTCTTTTGTAATTCCTCCAAATACTTCTTTGGATGTTTGAAGATTATTCTTTCAAATGGCGAAACCTTTTTCGTACTTGCAGCAATTGTCTTATAATACGAAAGATGAAACATCCCTCTTTCAATTGAACGTTTGTTTATAATCAAACTATCTTCCTGATTGAAACCTGTATATGTCATAATAGCTACAATCAGATTTGCACCATTAGCCATCATATCACTACCTGTGTACTGGGAATGTCGAGTATTTATAATTGCCTTTTGTGGATAATGTTGAATAAATCCAAAGGTATCAAATCTCTTATTAAAATTAGTGGCATAAATACCAATCGCCTGTTTAGTCTGTGCTGCATGGAACACATTTCTGGCGGCAGCATTATGATTACTCATAGGGATATTTGCAGAAACCACACTTAAAGCGGTGGATGGATGAATTTCAAGATGAGTATGAAAGCTATTGATATCAGCTTTAGTCATAGCAATATAACAATTATCAGTTTCCTGAGGGTCTATATATTCAATTAACGCCCCTTCTTTTTCTAACTCCTCTAAAATCTCTTCATCACTCTTCTTCTTAAAGACCTCTAATGACCTTGGATTAGTATATTCATTCTTATAATAGATTTCTTCATTTCTATTTTTATAATTATTATATTTGCCTATAATCAAATCAAACCAGTTATCAAACTTCTTTGTGAATATCCCAGATTTTCCATCTTTGAGGATTATTAGAGGTCTTACGGCTCTTCCAACATCCACATAAACCCTGATTTCATTACTTGAATTATTCCATAAAATAGAAGTAAGGATATTTATCAAGGCATTTCTTTTATAAGCCCTCAAAGTTCTCATTATTCGAATAGGGTCATTTGTAATACCAAACCAACTATTATTTACGAAAACTTTTGTAACGTTCTTATTCAACTTTAAATTATAATTCTCAATAGGAATTACACCAATATCACTCAAACATCTTCTTATAAACTCAGGATTGGTACCCGCCGTTACTTTCGTAAGAAAAGCAAGGTTCTTCAAATAGCCAACAGCAGCACCATCAGGAGTTTCAAATGGACACATAATACCCCATTGATGAGAATGAAGTTTATGAGGTGCTGTCACCTTTATACTTCTATCAATAGGCATATTTACCCTTCGTAAATGAGATAAGAATCCAATATAACTGATACGTGATAAATCTTGGACTTTTCCCAATTCAGGGTCGTCATCTGTAGCCAATCCCCATCGTCCCTTAAGTGATTTGGCAAAGGTATCGGCAATAACTAAAACAGGGATTAATCGATACACATTATCTTTATTTATGAAATTACTATAATCATCAGTATTTTTCCAAGCTCCAAAATAATAGAAATTATCCATAGTATCTCTTATCGTCTTTCTTAATTTCATATAAGCCTCTTGAAATAACTCTGCCAATAGAAAACCACTAATATAAATCCTTTTATTAAAATAATTATCCCTATCACTCTCCTTTCTTATTCCAAGTGCTACATTAATGAACTCCTTTGTTAAATATCCGAGATATTTACCCTTATTTTCAAAGAGATTAATATTAGGGAAGATATCAGAAGCAAATAAATATTTCACATATTCCAATGTTTTATATTTCGTGCGATATTTAATATAATCCAATGCTTGCTCTTGTGTATAAATATAAACCTTTTGTTTATCACTTTCCCTTATATAATAATTATTATAAATAGATGGTCTTATGAAATTTTGAAAATAATTGGTTTCTGTTTCATTATTATCTACACCAAAAATAGTCTCATAAATATCCTTATCACTTTCAACACCCAAAGCTCGAAATAAGATAAAAAGAGGTATTTTACCATCCACAGATGGAAGACTTACATAAATAGCTCCCTTATGTTCATTAAACTTCTCAGTAACCTCTTCATCATCTTTTACGAGATAAAATTCAACTGTTCGAGGAACCAAGACAGTCTCTCCAATTTCACCAGAACATTTAATCTTACCTTTATAACTAAAATTATCATCATCTTTGATTTTACCTATAATTAGAGAGTTGTTGGTTTCCGTTTCTTGAGCAATAATGACCTTTTCTTTACCATCAATAATGAAATACCCACCACCATCATATATACATTCGCCCAATCTTTGTAAGACCTTATTTCCATTTCCATTTAAAACACAAATATCTGAATGAAGCATAATAGGAATACTTCCAATGGCAACCTTTGGAATCATTCTCGTGAAAACCTCTCCATCCTTATTGGTAATTTCAACGTGAACATCGGCATAAATATGAGTTTCATAAGTAATACTTTTCATTCTTGCATCATTGGGTGTGGTAATCTTCTGTTGTCCACCTTCAAAAGAAATCGGGTGGTCAATATAAATCAAATCAGAGTTTTTGCCACCAACATAAACATCAGCTTTCATTATTTCTGATTTTTTATTATCATCCAACTTAATCATAGTAATTGGATTATAGGATTTAATGGTCTGAGGAATAAAAGTCTTTATCAGTTCTCGATAACTGTCTAAATGATGATTTGTAAATGGATATTTATGGTCTTTAAAATGTAAATCTAATATATCCCAATCGTTCATTTATTATACTATTATAATATTATTTATTTCCTATGTCCTCCATATATACTCCTCTTCGCGTGGAATTTCTTCTATTTTTTGTCCTGTTATTTCCACAAATCGAGGATTATTAATATTAAAGTCATCTCCCATACCTCTTCTCCTTATATCATTCATATATCCCATTTCTTTATCCAAAAAACTCTTAAACTCCTTATTGGTGGCATTAAGAAAAGAATTGGCGTAGATAATTATGGCTCCGTTATTATCCAGAATGAGATTGAATGGTGAACTATTACAACCATCACAATCACCTATAAATGAGTTATTAAAAACAGACTTTGACTTTTTATTACCATTACTATCAATAAATTCAATATCTATTGAAGTAGTCTCAAATATCATCCCTTGAGTGTTGGGAGTTGGATTTTTATTTAAGAAATAAATGATATTTCCAGAATTCCTATCATAAACATAAATAATTCCATTACTGTTGATAGTTAATCCAAAACGATTATTAAATGAAAATAGGGTTTTATTGACCTCAAACAATTCACCAAATGGTAAAACATTTCTTCCAGATACAAGTGTTCGACCCCAAGGCATATATATCAATCTATCAGGTCTTGTATTTTCGTCAAATAGATATAAAGACACAATCACTTCAGGTATTCCTGGATAGAATTTCTGTAATAATGAAAGTTCATAGATTATATTTCTACTGTAATTCTTAGAATAGTGATTTAAAGGAATATCATCTCTTTTCTCATCATTTAAATTTGTAGAATAATAATTCCTAATATATTTATTAATAATCGCGATGATTAAATCCACCGGTGATTTATAACTGGCAATATCATCTGGATTAACATCAGCATTTCTATCTCTTGCTATATTATCACTAACCTTGATATATTTCTCTAAACTTTCCTTGATTTCCTTCATAGCATGAGTTTTTAAGAAAACTGGGAGATCTTTATTATGATTAGTTGCATCTCTGATATTTCTAATATAACCAGTTGTTTGTGCCAAACATTTATTAGGGATAAATGGGGATTGTTTAATAGCATTCTCATTATTCTTACCCTCATCATCGGTGTAAGGAGGTAACATTCGCGAGAAATCCTCGCCTTCATCAGCAATACAACCACCCTCCGCACAGAGTTTTAATAAATCCTCATAAAAACCAAATTTCTTTTCATCTTCACCTTTGAGAATTTCTATTAAACGATAAATGGTTCTATCACTAAGATTCTTATATTTCTTCTTAAGTTCATCATAAGTAACAAGAGTGGTCTTTTTGAAATTTAAGAAATTATCATTGGTAATAAGTGAATAGAAAAATCTTGAGGAATTCATTATATCCGTAAAATTAGTTACATATTTATATTTATTAGTCATATAAGGCACGTAAATAATAAGTTTCAATCTTCCTTTGAATTTATAAGAGATTGCCAAACTTCTTTTATAATTATCCTCATCTTTCGGTTGTTCACCCAATCCCGATGAAAAAAAACTTTTAAAATAACTCACAATTGCTAAAGAACCATCCTGATTGGGAGTAATTCTTTCCTTTCCATACGCAAAGGGGGTGTTATAAGGAGTTTTCATAGTTTCACCATCAAATATACTCCTATCATAATCCAATATTCTTCCAACCAACGCAAAAATAGGAGCAGGGATTTTAATAGGACTTCCACGATTCCCTCGATTAAGATTATTATAAATAGTATCTATAATACGATTGATATGATTTTCTAAATCACCTGGATTTCTAATTTCAACATCCTCTTCTATATAAAGAGATTGAGAAGGAATATGAATTTTATCTAAATTAAACTGCTGATGTGTAAAAAAAACACATTTCATAAATTTTAGATTTCTTGCCATATAACTATAATAAAAAAATAATTTAAAATTAACGTATATATCTAATAAACTCTTGATAAAAAACGTGGAATATTATGGTCACCAAAATTAGGATGACTATAATTATTTTAATATATATATAATTATAATTTTCAATGAGTTTTGCTATTTCATCATTTAATTTTACATCAGGAGCTTTATAAAAATCATCAAGGTTTTTAATATCTAATTGATATTTATCATTTAGATAAGTAATGAATGGTTTTATAAAATTAAAATCACTTTCTTTTTCATCAATCTTATTAAGTTCATCAATATTAACAAGATAGTATTTATAAGGGTCACCAGTGATTCTTACCTCTTTAATTAAATCATTTAACTTCTTTTCTTTGAATTTAGAATCATCTTCTTTTAAAAACACCTTTGTATCATCTGGATAGGTTTCTATATTCGGAACTTTAGTATCCTCGCGCAAGAATAGATAACTCTTAATAAGATTCATATTAATATCATTATAAATATCTGTGAATTTGAGAATATCTTTTCTGTAATTATTAAAATTAATTTCGTCATAAGACTTATTTTCAATGAATCGAATGTTTGCTTTAATTTTATGTCTTATATTATAATATCCAAGAAGGATTTTGAATGTTTCTGCGTCCCTTTTAGAAAGTTGTTCCAGAAATTTATTATTAATACGTTCACCATAATTAATTCTTTCCATTAAATCATAAATATAATGATTGAAATATCCCCTTTTATTCAAACTTTCCTCTTTGAAATTATTATCGTCCGTTTTTATTCGCAAATAAACTTCACTAACTCCGTTCATTAAATCAATGGTATCCCAATAATTACTATTATGTTCCACTTCAATTTCAATGGCAATGGTATTTAATAAACCATAAATATAAGTATTTTCAAATTCAAGTTTATTTCTATTATTATAAATATTGCTATAATTCAATTTCAAATGAATACCTTGATTTGCTTTGATATCATCCACCACTTCCTTGACAGTATATTCCTTTGTTTTTTGATTTACAAATGGAATTAAACGATTGAATATTATATCTCGAATGAATATATTTCTATTTTCATTTATCGTTTGGTCAGTTATATTACTTAGCGTCAATGATAATATAACTCGTTGATTGTTATTAATGGAAGCAACAATTGCTGTTTTTTTATTTATAATCTCAACGTTTCTTTCATATAAATCTAATTGTGATTTAATTTTACTTAAATATGGATTGATAGTTTTTCCTTCTACTTGTTGAGATAGAAATTCATTTAATCGTTTTTTATTAATAATTAACTTACCACCATCTTTACTTATGATGTGTGAGGTTTTCTCATAGAAATAAACATAAATATCTTTATAAGTTCTTATGAAATCATTAGTAACAACAATACCTTTATCAAATGAATTCAGATTTTTAATATCATCATCATTCAATTTTCTATTATAAATCCTGAAATCTTTCATATCCCCATTAAAATCCCCAATTTTAGTTGTTGTAAAGGTTAAATCGTCATAATTAGGTTGTTTATTTGCTTGAGAAGCCGCCACACCGGCAGCAATTGCCAAAGCAATGAAAAAGAATAGCTCCTTTGTTTCTATTAATTTACCATTTACATAAAGAGATATCTTACTTTTTTCTGAATTTGATAAATCCATAATAATAATCACATTTTGCCATTGATTAAAATTCAAGTCCTTGGCAAAAATAGCATATTTCTTTTTATCTTTTTCTCCTATATTCACATCAAATATGAGATTATTATCGCCTTTTTTTATTCTAAATTTAACTAAATTATCCTTACTCACATATTCAACAATCGAACGATTATCTGTTGTTTTAAACCAAAAGGAAAATGAATAAATTTTATTAGTGTCAATTTTTGGTATGGTTATATAACTTCCAGTTTTAAAGGTAACAATTCCATTTTCACTATCATATATTGGTCTTGGAACATTTGCTACTGCTGTTCCTGGTTTTTCATTTTTAAATTGATGTATATATACCAAGGAATTTTCATATAATGAATTGTAAATCGATTTTATATCTCGTATTTCTTTTATGATTGGATTTACATTTTGATAATTACTGTAATATCTATTGAAAAACTTGCTGATATTAAAATACATAATTCTTCCGTCCATTGAAGAAATGTCATTGGTATACATATTAATAAAAGTAATACCTCCATTTAATATATATTTATCCGAATAGGTGTCATAATCTCCATTCATCTCATTATAAAAATTATCATTTACATTTATGTTTATCTTAAGATAATCATCCGTATTTTCATAAATTCCATCATAACTGATGGATGTTAAAAATGGATCATCTCGTGGATAATTGACGTCTGTAATGGTGATAACACCTTGAATCACTGTAAAATTATAATATTGATTGGTTTTAATATAATTAATCAAACCTTGTTTATTACTAATTTTTAAGTTTAGAGACGTTGGTGAATACCAATAATTATCCTCAGAATTTTCGTATGTAAGTAATGTAAATGTTCTGGAATTTTTAAGAGTGATAATCGATATTACAAGTTTATTATTTACAGCATTTATATCATCTACTGTAATTGTATAAAAACCATCTAATGACTCCGTATTTGGATTTGACTGTGAAACGCCAATAGGTTTTATAAATAAATAATACATTTTTTCAATAATATGAACCTTTAAGTTATAATAATCCTCTGTTAATACATCATTACTAATGATAAGTTTAAAATACCCATTTTGAATGAAATATTTTTGTTGCGGGTCTGGTGTCCTCTTACTTAGATATTTGTATTCTGCCGAGGAACGAATAAATAAATTATCTATCTTTATTTTTTTATTTTCAAATGTTACATCATCCACAGATATATAAACCTTATTACCCACTTTACTTGATTCATAAAGAAAGAAATTATTTCTTAAAAATTCTTGAAAATAGGAATCATCATCTACTTTAATTTCCAAATAATTATCATTTATCAGAGCATTGTATTTCTGTAAAATAACTGTGTCTACAGATAATAAATCGGATGGCGTATTAATCGCAACCTTATTATTATTTATATCATCATCCTTTGTAAAATCATAATTTTCTGTAAAAAGAGTGTTCATTA